ATCAACATAGGTAAGTTTAGGGTTAGCTTGAGCAGCTATCTGAAACTTCTTGAAAAGTTCTAATTCTTTATTAGCTTCTTCAATAATACTATCTTTCTTGGCACGTATATTGTTAAGTTGTTTTTCAAGAAGTTCCTTACCACGAGGAGAGTTAGCTACTTTATCGCGAACAGAATTAATAAGTTCTTGCTGAATAAGCATTTGAAGTTCAGCAGATACATTATTATAAACATCATCTTTAGCGAGAATAGCTTGTTGGTCATTATTCAAAGAACAAACTTCTTTATCAATCTCATCCCAAAGATTAATCTGTTGAGGCTGGGCAGGTCGAGCAGGTTGTATATTTTGATTAGGATTTCCAAGTTGAGATTGAATTTGGCTTTTAGCAGCAGTAAGCTGTTGAATTTGATTATCCAGTTGAGTAATATAATCAACGGGAGAAGCAACGCCAGCAAGAAGTGGGTCGTATCCAAGATTAACTTGATATTGTGGAAATGGCATAATATAAGAATTTAAATTAAGAGGAGCAGAAAGATTACTACTCTCTGCTCCTCTATTATTGATTTACGCAGCCGTAGTAGGCGTAGTCGTAGTGGCAGGACAAGCACAAGGATTATAGCTTGCATAACCAGTAACGGTAGGAGTATTCGGAAGAACAACTTCACCGCTAATCATACGACAAGTTCTACGCCACAAATTAAAGTCGGCATGTTCAGCAACACGACGAATATCACATTGTATAAGAGCATCCTGATACGGACGAGTAGCTTTAAGAACAGCCAATTCAGTTTTCAATTCACCAATCTGACCAGCAAGTTCATCTTTACTGTCACGAGAATACTTGTACAGGTCAAAAGCATTTTTATTAGCAGTAGCGTTAATAACATCAAAGCCATTACGCATAGCACTATAAATACCAAACATTTCTTGATTAATAGTTTGTCTATCTTCAAAACGTTGGTTTTGCTGTGTATAAGTAGAACGCCACATGTCATTAACAAATTGTACTTGGTCGGCACATTGTTTACGTTCAAGATAATGTTCATTAGCAGCAGTTCCAGCAATAGCAGCAGTTTCGGCTACTGTTGCACGATTACCAAATAAGCCACAGTTAAGCAGACCACCGCCAAGAAGTTGTAAACCAAGTGCGCCAATACTAAGACCAAGAGCAGTTCCACCAACTGCCTTAGAAGCATACTCTTTCTTGTCACGATGAACTTTCTCCATCTCAACATAACCTTTTCCAGTTTCTTTATCAACTAACATCATAATGATTAAGTTTAATAAGATTAATAATAAAATAAATAATTCTCTCTGTAATTGCAATTACAAAGACTATAACGCTGGGAAACAGGAAAAGGTTTAGAAATAAAATATCCGATAAAAATAAAGCCCGCTTATTTCTGCTGACAAATTAATATCAGCTTCAATAAGCGGACTGGCGTTTTGTATCTAATTAGGCAAATAAGAGTTAAGGTTTCGGTGTGTTGTTCGTTTATTCTTCAATAATGGTTTCGTTAAATATAGCTTCGGTTATATTGTTAATTTCATTAATTGTAAGAGAACGTTTGAGAATAATAATATCATCGTGTACTGCGGTAATAAATTCGCCAACGCCATTAGCTTCATTGTACAAACCTGCACCAATTAAAAATACATCAGAATCGCCAGTACTACCAACAGTAAGGTCTTGTCCATTATATTTATTTTTAGTTTGATAAGTAATGGAATAATCTAAATTAGGATTTACAGCAGTAGATGACATAAATGAAAAAGCACGAAGAGTATTTCGTTCTGCTCCAGCAACATTATTATCTTTTTCAAAAATAAATGCACCTAATTGTTTTGGAGAAATACGTTTGCTAATAAGACCAAAAGAACCATTTAAACTTAAAATAGCTCTACGAATAATAATAGTATAATCAGTAAATTTAGGAAGATTATATGCTTGACAATATTGCTTACCAGCATAACAAAGAGAATTAGGATAATCAGGAATTTGAGTAACAACTATATTGCATTTTCCAACTTGTTCAGTACCAAAGAATCCATTATTAGAAGTAGAACCGTCAGAAGCAGGTAATTCATAAGTTCCAGGTTCTGTAATTACAACAAATTTATTTCCACTATTACCATACAAATAACGAAAACTAACTCCATTAAATTCTCCGTCAACTTGTATAGTTATAGGATTAGAAGTCATTTTACCAGTATAAAGAAAACCATTAGCTCCTAAAACTTCATTAATAATAAATTTATTAGGAGAAATATCATTTAATATAGCTTGATTATTTTTAGTATAAGTAGAAAAATCTTCTTTATAAATACCAACACCACTATTTAATTTACCAGTAAAACCATACATATAAGCATCAAGTCCATTACCACTAAAATCTTTAAGAATAGAGGTAGGGAGTTGCTCAATAGTAGCTTCTTCTGTTACTGTTTGAGGATTACAATAAAAGCCAAAATTCTTTTGAGCTCTAACGCTGGCAGGTAAATGATAGATACCACTTTTATTAATAGTAATATTATCTTCTGTACCGTCTTCTTTATTATATTTATATCTTATAACAGCATTACCTGTATATTTAATATCGAATCCAGCAGTAAAACTATTAAAACCTCTAAAACCTATATCATATTTCAATTCTGTGCCAGCAGGAATAACTATTTTCTTTTGAGCAGAAGTAATGCTTGTATTGTTAATCGTCCAATAAGTAAAATCCTCAGCATAACTTTCAATAACATCATAATTAGTAAGTCTTTGTTTCTTCGGACTATACCAAACAACAACATCATCTCTATATTCAGGCGGTATCTTGCTTCTATTAGCAATTAAATCTCGCCTTTTACGGACGAGATTTAAAATAGCTTGAAGAATAATAATTATTACTTTCATAAGCAGGAATTATTCTTTTAATAACTTTGTTTGTTCTTTTAACTCTTGCAAGATTGCTTGCAGAATTATTATAATCTGTTTCATAAGCTTTATGTTTAAGCGATTACACCAGCAGCTTTAAGACTTGCTATAAGCTCATTAACTTTTGCAGCAATAGTTGCCGCATCTGCATCGACAGCAACAGCAGCAACAGCAGCTCCTTGTTTAACCCCACCAATAGCAGCGGAAGTAGCAGCAGGTAAAGAATAGTTATTAGCATTTTCCGCGATACCATTAAGTTTAACTTTATCTTCTTTAGACATAAGTCCATTATCAGAAGCAGTAACAACATTATAAGTTGTGTTAGTATCAGTCCAAGGAACAGCTACATACATCTTTCCATTTTCATCAAGAACAACTGGATAATTTTTACTATTGGCAATATATCCAATTTTAACAAGACCGAGTTTATCAGCAGTTGCTTGAGAATAAGTAGTATTAGGCGGTGTTAACCATTGACCGTCACCACGAAGATATTGTCCTTGTTTACCAGCAGCAGGTGCGGGTACAAGTCCAGCTTGTCCAGCAGCAGAAGCCGTTGCTCCAGTCATAACTTCATAAGTAGTATTAGTATCGCTCCAAGGAACATTAACATAAGCTTTATTATTTTCGTCAAGAAGAATTGGATAATTCTTTTCATTTTGAATATAACCAATTTTAATACCGCCAACATTATCATTAGAAGCAGCAGGTATTCCCTTAATAGAAGCATCTACTATTTCTTCAATGAGTTTACCAATAAGTTGTTTCCGTTTAAGGTCAAGACCAAGACCTTCAACAAATCTCCAAATATTAACTTTTTTAAGTTTGTCCATAACAGCTTTATTAAGATTAAAATGTTTATTAATAATATGTTTTATTCAAACGGCTCGTTTTAAGGCTCGCCACGCTACGCAAACCGTTTGGTGATAGATTAATCATTTCGTATATTATCTTCCTCTACGGGGCAGGAAAATCGTATCCTCGTGCGTGTCGCAGTCAGTTTTTCTATTCCGCAGAACGTATTCGGATATACTTCAACCAAGCATAATGCTCTCTAAGATAAATATAGTCTTGATTATCATCATTGTTATGAGCTTCTTCTTCAAGACTAACATCATGATAAGCATCATTTTGTTTAGAATGAAATAAACGAATAATAATATATTCAAGACCATACCATAAATAGAAAAAGATGTATAACATTTCTTTCATCTGTTTAGTATGAATGCGTTCATGATTAATAGTACGCTTAGAAAGATTTTTATTCTTAGTAAAAAGAATACCAAAAAGATTAATCGTTGTATAATTTCCAAAAGGAAAATGACGAGTACGGATAATAATCATAAATATAGCGATAATAACACCCCGTAGAGGATGCAAACCAAGAGCAACATCATTGCTATCTCTCGATTCCTCTACGGGGCAGGTTCATTATTTATTTTAAAGCATCATCTACTTGCTTATATTTAACTCCAAATCTACGAAGTACTGGAGCAGCTATCCAACTCCAAAATACTGGAGCAAGTATAGCACTATTAACAAGAACAGTAACTTTAACTTCACCTACATCATAATAAACAACACCAAGAAGTAGAATAGAAACAATCAAATAAAGACGTTTATTCCAAGTAGGAACTTTCTTAGCACCATTAAATTCATCATGAGCTTTAATCATAACAAAACAAAGAATGTTACAACAAAGCATGTAAGCAAAATCAAAGTTATCAAGAATTTGTCTTATAACAATATCAAGATAGTTCATGTTAAGCAATAGATAAAGCTATACAAATAGAAGTAATAACTCCGGCAACGAAAACAGGCAAACCGAAATTACCAGCAGCAAAATAAAAATCGTAGCCTTTCCGCATACATTTGATAATAGCGGTAGCAAAACCAATAAACAAATTAACGAAAATAACTTCCCAACCAACGTTAAGAGTTACACCGAAAATAAGAGCACAAATAAAACCAATAACACCGTAAGTCATTAAATTAATTCTTTCCATAATAATAAAAGTTTTAAGTGAATAAATAAATTAACCAGAATATGAAACGTCTAATTCATACGTCACCAACAAAAACTTGACGAACTTCATTACTGCCAGTAGCAATCATAACTTACCCCCCCCCTCATCATTTATAAGTTTATCCATAAGTTTATTGTTTTAAAAATCAAGTTATTGCAGCTTGTTGTTCAACTTTAACCTAAACCAAAAACAAATAATAACCGCTGTTATTAATAATATAAATAAGCCAAACAACAAGACTAACAATAACTTGATTATGATTAGACAAATGTATTTATAATTATCAAATATAAAAGCAAAACACAATATTTTTATTTAAATATCCATAGTTAGAACTATCCAACCGCCAGCAAAACTTTCTTTGGCATTTTCAGAATTAGCATAGTCCCAATTATAAGCCCAATAAGAATCTCCAGTAAAATGTTCATCAGCTTGATTTACAATAGTAAATGCAGGGTCTTGAGCAATATTTGAAGCATCTTTTTGAGAAATAACTGTTCTAATACAAGTATTAATCTTATATTTATAACTATTATCACCACATTGAACTTCAAATTCATCGGCAATAGTAGAAATATTATTAAGACAATTTATAGTAAAAGGTTGACAAGTAGCAGCAACATCTAAATCGCTATCTATATAAAAACGAATATAAGCAACAGCATCAGTAGCATTAACGATAAGAACATCATTATTATCTGCTTTATTATATAAGTCAACAGCAGTTATATCTGTTCCCCCCCCATGATTTCAGTATTACCAACATAAACGCCAGCACCATTGGCACCAGCACGAACATTATTGTTTTCGTAAGCCATAATTTAATTATCAAAAATAAAAACAATCCAAGCAAATTGCTTATACACTTCGCTTGTAAAATCATTAATTAGTTCATTCTTATCCATAATTTGATTATGAGGATAACCGTAATTAATACTCTCACCCTCTGCATACATTGTGGAATAAAATTGAACAACTCGTTTGCTGGAACCATTGCCGTTAGCATCTTCGTTAAATAAAGAAATTTCAGAAATAGCTTGACCTTGACCACCGATAGTATACCAATCAATTTTACCAGGAGCAACTTCTTCTGTTTCTCCATCACGTTGTAGAAGAACAGGGTCGCTACTAAGATTAGCAATAATAACAGGAAAACTAGCAGTAGTTCCACCATTAGGCCATACATAGCTAAGATTAGAATAAAGTTTATTCCAATCAAATTCTTTACCAGCAACAAGAGTACTACCAACAAAAGCACCAGCATTAGTTTCTCCTACCCTAAGCCCCCCCCCCATCAACAGTATTTGCAAGAGCTATATCATTTTGATTATCCATAACTTTATTTCTTAAACATTAATAAATAGATTAATCTCGACAAGATTATTGCCGAGATTAACGCGATTGTCTTTATAATAATTATCTTAATCATCTGTTACAAGATAAGCAGTATTATTTGCTTTAGGATTAATGTTAGAATATTCGGTTGAAGTTTTCTTAGTAAGAGTAGCAACATTATCGCTATTAACAAGAGAAGCAATAATTACTTTGCTTGCAGCAGTATCATTGTTTACTACAATAGAAATACGATTAGTATATAAATTATTTTCATCATAATAAGTAATAATAAAATTCAGTTTGTGAGAACTATTATTATTTGCTCTCCAAGCATTTACACAACCTAATTCTACACAATCATTATTAGGATTATCACCAAAATGAAAATAATATCTTACATGATTAGCTAAAATATTAGCTACAACATTCTTAAAAATATCAAGACTACCAAATAAATCAATTACTCGTTGTTCAGCATCAACTCCACTAAGATTTGCAGTATTTAAAAATTTATCAGCAGTGGTAGTAATAGTTCTACCATAACCAATATTATCAGCATAAACTTTTGTGGCAGGATGATAATGTTGTGTAGGAGTATAAGCGGTAGTGTTATTCTTTTTAAGAACATCACTTTCATTTACAAAAATATATTTAGCTGTTAAAGCAGAAGCAGTTCCACCACTAACAGTAACTCCTATATATTGTGAAGCATTTAGACCAAGCGTTTGAATATTAAGAGCGCTTGTATTATCATCAGTATAAGTAATCATACTTGCTACACAAAGAGCACCGCCATCAACTCGTATGATAGAATTAGTAGGAGTATTCTTAACAAAATCAAGATATGCAGATTTTCCACCAAATTTGGCAAAAATATCATCGGAAGCCATACCCTGAGTAATATCAAGAACTTCACCGGGAAGAACTTTATATGAATTAGCAACAACAGCTTCGTCGACATATTTTTTATGAGCAGGATTATAATCACCAGTTACTTCATACTCAACAGTATTATTTTTTAAAATAAGATATTCGTTTTCAGCAATAAAAGTTAAATCAGGAGTAACAGTGAAAACTTGGAAAGAATCACCAGCAAATGTCATAAGTCGAATGGCATCTTCCATAGAAGCACTTAAAGTAGTTACATAATTACCATTCATACCCTGTTGACCATAAGCAATAATTTTGCCAGCTTCAATTGCTGCTTTAAGACCGTTATAATCTTCTTGAGTAATTTTATTTCCACTAATAGTAGGTGCAAAAGTATAAACTTCTTCAATTTGAGTATAAGCGCTCCAAGCTCCATTTTTACGCATATAAGGACTACCGTCTTTAGGAGCATCATCTATTTTGCTTTCATTAAGCGCTTTACCTTGAGCAGCAGATAAAGCTTTCTTGCTATCATTGGTTGTTAAATTATTAACAATATTTGTAATAGCAAGTTTTTCATCATTAAGCTTCTTACCCATATTAGCGGACAAAGCTTTTTCTGAATCAGCAGTAGTAAGATTGTCCACAACATCAACAGAAGCTCCATTGCCAATAGTTCCATTAGCTACCCAACCTTTGGTAGTATCATAGACATACAATTCATAAGGTTCAGCAGTACCAACACCATAAGCGTCGCCTTGAGCAGGACTTGGAACATCTGTTTGAAGTTGTTCAAGACTATCTTTATATCCAAGAATAGTAAAGTTTTTACCATCTTTACCAGGTGCTCCTTGAGGCCCGACATCACCAGTATCACCTTTCTTTCCTTCATCTCCTTTTTGACCTTTAAGGTTTTTAAAAGCAAAAGCAAATGTGCGTTCAAGTTCAGTACCACCAGCAGTAACTGTAACAGAAGGAATTCCTACATTCGCATCTACTGTTGCAGTAGCAGATTTAATAGAAGCAGATTTACCATCAGCTCCATCAGAACCATTAGAACCTGGAGCACCAGTTGGACCAGTAGCGCCCGTCTTACCAACAACTTTAGCTATATTCCATTCTTGTTTACTACCATTATAAATAGTACGAACTGCAATCCAAATAAAATTATTACCTGTCTTACTCCAATTATTCGGATTATCATCAGGATTACCGGGATTATTTTCAACAGTACTATACCAAGTTTCAGTATATTGAACATAAGTCAAATTCTTAGGAGTACTCCAAGCTTCTTCTTGATTCTTACCGTTAGAGGTAAACATTCGAGTAGAAACCCAAAGTTTAGCAGAACCGTCGGGAATCTCAGTATTCCAAGTACTTTCAGTAGGAACTGGATTATCATAAGAACCGCCAGTCGGAGTTTTAACAGAAGCGTCGTTATTGCTACGCATGTAAACAACTCCACGTTTGGTATCAATACCACGAATAGTTTGAACAGCATCTTGAATAACCGCAAAAGTAGTCGGCCCAATAACACGAACTGTATAAACATCTCCATTATTATCAATAACATTATCCCCAACAGCAAGAGTAATACTAGTAGGAGTTACAACAGAAGAAGTTTGATTATTTCCAGTAGGATTAATTTCTCCATTAAAGATAAAAGTATAATTACCTCTATCTCCATGTTCACCTTTCATATTAGTAAACTGAAATACAAACTTTGGATTAAGGTCAGTTCCTTTGTTAATAACAACAACAGTAGGAGTACCTACTTCTGCATCAACAGTAGCTTCAACGCTTTCAATTTTAGTTCCACGAAGAAGAGTAACTACCCAACCTTGTTTAGAACCATTATAAACTTCTTGTGTAGCAAGCCAAATATAACCTTCTTGATAACCTTTTACCCAGTTTTGAGGATGAGTATCAGGAGTACCGGGTTCTTTTTCAACATTAGAAGTATAAAATTCTGTATAAAGAGTATAAGTAAGCTGAGCAGGCATACTCCATTCAGCATCTTGATTACGACCGTCTTCTGTAAAAAGACGTTCAGAATACCAAAGAATACCATTTGCAGAAGTAGGTTCAGCACTCCATTCTTCCTCTACGGGGTGTGGGTTGTCGTAACTTCCACCAGTAGGTCTAACAACGTTCCAATCAGTAATACGACGATAAGCTCGACCAAGCCGACAAGAAGCAGCAGCTATTTCATAATCAAGCCAATATTCATCATTATCACCCCCCGTAGGGGATGTACCAACAGGCACATCTTGCTTACTAAGATAAACATGTCCATTATGCTTAACATAAGTAAGTCTTTCATAAGCCTGCGTTGCATCATAAATTTCAGGATTTGCAACAGTTACTATTGCTTTCCCCAAGTCTTTCTCTTCTATATCCATGATTAACAGCGATTAAATTATTATCTTTAATTTCAAAATCAATAGCTTGTTTATTAGTAGATTTATCAATCTCACGAAGATGCCCAGTTTCAACATCAAGTTCAAGCTTAACATCGATTTTCTCTTGACAAGGAAGAATATCGAGATAAACATGACCATTCTCTTCTATACCATTCAAACGATACTCGTAAAGAATATCGTTCTCTTTAAAGTAATTATTAGCAAAAGCAATAATACAATCAAGGAAAAGTTTAATCTTCTTGGTATCTTCAAAGAAATAAGCAGCAATAAGAGATTGGAAAAGATTAAGATTATAAACAGCTTTACGAAGTTTATAATTATCTCCATGAGCATTAATAAATATTTTGATTAAATCAGTATAAACACATTTAAGTTCTTTAGGAATATAATGATAGAAGAAGTCATAAATAGAATCATTAACACGAGCAGTTTTAAATTCTGCAAGAGCTAAAGTATCATAAACGCTAAAAGTAGCATTAATATATGTTTCGTATTTACCGTCTTGAGTTCGATAATTACCAGTAGCAGCTAAACGTTCTTCCATTCCCCAACTACCAACAAACGAAACTCCAGCGGTTTTCATATAACTATTTGAAGTAAAATTCCAATCAGAACAACTTTGACCACAAGAAGTAGTAGAATAACAATATAAACCATTTCCTTGATAATTGTCGCTTTCGTCGCTTTCGTTAACAATACGACCATTTCTAATTTCTTCATACATTAATCTGTAAGTAGTTTCTCCACTTGTATTGTTAGGAGAAAGATTAAATGTATGCTGTTGAAGATAAGCAACTCTTTGAGTTCTAAAAGTAGCTTCTGCTTGTTTAACAGTAATCTCAACTTTAGTATCATTAGAAGCAACAAGTCTAACAGTTATCTTACCTGTTCTAAAAGCACCAACAGTATTTTCGTCACAAAGAATATAAGTTTCGTCTTGATTACCAACATGAAGCCAACTACTATCAGAACTTGGTTCCCAATGAAGATTATCTTCAACAGAAGTAACATTACCATTGATGACATGTCGCTTTTCAGCACGTGTTATATTGAAATAAGCATAACTTCCATTGGGATAAGCAACAACGTCAATCCAAGTATTTTGAGCTTCGATAAAATATTGGTCTTCAACAGTAGAAGCAGCTTTAGTAATAGTAAGTTTTTCTACATTAGGAGTTCCTGAACTTTGAGTTTGAATAACATCATATTGAATAGATACAGCTTCGTTAGTCTGATTAAGTTCAGAAGTAATATAAATATATTCACCTTGAGCACTTGCAGTAACTCCACCATATTGACTTTCATTAGCATTACCACTTGTTTGAGAAAGATAATAATCAACATTCTCTCTTCCACCCTCTGGACTACCATTGACATATTTCTGTCGATAAGATTCAACAGATATAGTCTTGCTATCTGCGGTATTAATAAGAGGAACTTCATTTTCGCTAATACTCAAATGATAAGTATAAGTAATAGAAGCACCGGTCTGATTAATTCTAACTTCAAGTGTCTTGCCGGAATTATCTTGTTGAGTATAAAGAATTTTACCAGTTCTTTCGCTTTCTCCACTATTAGGAGCAACAGTAATACTATTAGGTAAACCATCTTGAATAGTTATAAAATCATTGCCAGTAACAACAGCACCAGTATAACCAACAGGAGTTTTAGTTGTAGGTTTACCATTAATATAATATTGCTTATAAGACTGAATATTAAGAATAACATTCTGTCCAGTAGAAGGCGGAGTTAAACTTTCTTGGTCAACACTAAATACATAACTAATTTCTTCTTGAGCAGGGTTTTGCCTAATATCTATGATTTCAGACTTATTACTTTCCATTTGTCTAACAATAATACTATCTGTACGAACATTAGTAGTATCATTAGCAGACATATACCATTTCGTTTTATCAGAAGTATTATTTTTAAGTAGTCCTTTATCAGAAATAGCTGTATAAGGAATATCAGTTCTATCTCCTTGAGAAATTCCATTAACATAAGTTTCTTTATAAGACTCAACAGTTAAAGTAACAGGATTAACTCCGTCTGAATCAATAGTATTAGTATCAACAGTAGCAATAAGTCTATATCGAATTTCTTTATTAAGACTATCTTGATATAAATCAATTTTCTTATTTCCAGAAACACCAACTTCGTCACGCTCAATAATAATAGCAGCAGAACGAATTTCTTCAGTATTAGCTTCGGCACTTACTTGATTACCATTAACTTTAAAATAAATACTTGAAGAATAAGCATTGTATAGAACATTAATCTTATCTCCGATTACAGAGCCTTCGCTATCTACAAGTTCTTTATAAGACTCAACTGTGAAAAATTTAATACCACCCTCGGCAGGTATCTCAATAGAAGTTGGTTCAATATTAATAGTATAACGATAAGTATAATCATTTACATCTTGAGTAACTTTACCTTCAAGAATATTACCACTTTCATATTGAACTAACTTAAATTTAGCAACACGAAGTTTAGATTTATTTTCACGAATAATAAGAGTATTATTTGTACTACTATAATTAATCCAAGTAGCATCTTCAGGATTATCAAGAACAAAATCATATCCAATACTAAAAATCTCTTCTTTAGTTCCAATAGCAACAATTTTCTGAGATTTAATATTAAAATAAAGAGTTTGTCCAAGACCGTCATCTTGAATGTCTAATTGGCTTACATCATTAGCTTGAAAATTATAGCTTGTTTTAGTATCAGCAAACTTATAATTGTCACCAGTACAAGTAACTTCAACTTCACTATCTTCAACATGAATAGTAGAAGTACCAACATTGACATCTGTGTACTTTTTAAGTCCACGAACTACAAAGTCATATATACGATTTGCTTTATCGACATCTTCTCGATAATAAACATAAACAGCATTTTTAAAAAGATTCCAAAGTTGAATAATGTCTTTATTCTTGTTATTACAAACATTATCACAACCGGCAATAGCAGATACTCCATAATCTATAAGCAAAGATTGGATTTGTCTATAAGTACAAACCCAATCAATAGGAACTTTTATATCATGTAAAACAGTATCTTCCATATTCAGAAGTATTAAATATTACATCAATTTTTTCTTTCTCTTTATCGGTAAGAAGAATATCGTAATCAATACAACTACGTATAACATCATAAAAATAAGAACTACCAAAAAGATTGGTAGAAACAAATCCAAGATTTATCTTATCTACATCTTTACAAACAACATTGTTAATATTATTACGAAGTTTATCACCGATACGTTCGAGCCTTTTATTGTTATTCATGGTCGGTATATTTATTGTTAATATAAACTATCCAATCATTAACCTTAATATAAAGAATATTATATATTTGATTAATACGGATTTTTTCTTCCTGACCGTTGTAAATAATACCAAGTATATTATTAAGACAATCTTCTTTCCATTCTTCTTTTAGGAATAAAGAAATTGGACGACCGTCAATATCATATTGAGAAAGATTATGATAAATTTTATAATATTCGGCATTAATAGTTTGCTTGATATTAGCAATAACAAGATTCTTATTAAGGTCGATATTATTGTTTATAATAATGTTTCTACAAAGATGAGCAATCCTCGATTGGAAATTGGAAAACGAAAGCTCAATTACAATCTTGCTTTTCTCGACATCTTTACGAAGAGCATCTTGAAAAAGTTTATCAAGAATAGTATTAAGTCTTACAACGTTATTGCTAACTTCTTTAACAGAGTTAGCCATTTCAATCATAGGCTTTTGTTGGTCTTTATGACGAAAATAGTCAATTCCTTTAATAATAATAGTATAAAGAATAAAAACACAACTTGATATTATAACAGCAGTAACAGAATAGTTTTTAAGAGCTTGATTAATAAAATCAATAGTGGGTACAATTTCGGTCATGGGTATTAAACAATAAAAGCCACTATTACCATAAATACTTATAGTAACAGTGGCTTTGCGCATTATACAAATTATTTGCTTACTATGTTAGGCAGCAAGTGCAGCCAAGATTTTGTCGATAGTCGCAATAGCGGCAGTACCAGTAGGTACAGCTATTTGTACAATTTGATTAATACTCTGGTCAACTGTCTTCATCTCACGAGGTTCGGCAAAACGAATTGTATAAACAGTAAATCCAGTATCGGCGGAATCATCTTGAGCCAAAGGATTAAGTGGGAAGTCCGGATAAATCAGCTCACCAGCATCTTGGTAAGTATATTCGATACCAGCATCGGCAGCAGCCTTGATAGCCAAATCGGTAATATACTTAGCATCTGCAACAGCGGCAGTAGCATGTGTCTGAGTAACAGCAGTTCCGAACAAATCATCGCCAAGTGTCAGCTCATAATCAACGCCTTTTTCTTTGGCAGTAACCGTAACTTTACCAGCGGAAGCAGCAGCAGTAACACCAGCACCAACGTTTGCCGTAATCTGCGAAGCTAATGCAGAAGCAATAGTGTCAACTGTATCAGCAGCCTTTGCACGGACAGTAGCAGTCCATTTGTTACGTTCGTTAAAACCAACTCCTTTCTTTACAACAACAACAGTATAGTCGCTTCCTGCTACAACATCAGCAATAGTAAAATTACCAGTATATTGAGTAGAAGCAGCATAAACCATTTTGGAATAAGAGAAGTTATTCTTATAAATAGGAACAACAAGTTTACCGCCTTTGGCATCGGATTTGCCAAGATAAATATAACCTTTGTTCTTAATCTTAGTACCGTCACTGTCAAGAGTTTCAACTCCAGAAACAAGAGCTACAAAAGCAAGTTGACCAACGGCAAGACTTGTAAGAGCAGTAGGGTAAGCAACACTCTTACCTAAAAGAAATTGTCTCATGGTTAATAATATTTTAATTTACTTTTTGTTCATTAGGACGAGTAAAAGTCTGTTTATAATACTGAACAGCAAGTTCAATTATTTCTTGAATAAGATAATCAGGCATATCACAATTTACATTGTTAGCAGAATTCTCTTCATCAAGTCTAACTTTATTGGGTGTCTTAATATAATTGTAAACAAGAATATTAGGAACAGCCTTAGAACTACCATTATATATTTCAACATTCAGTTTCTCGTCAATGGAAACAGCAACACAAACGGGGTGTTGTTTGGTAGCACGATTGCAATAATCTCGAAGTGTTCTTTGAAGATATTCAGCTTCAATAATACGGCAATCGTAAAGAGCATTGTCACCAGCATAACCAATAGCAAAACGAGTATAGAACATTACTTCGCTATTATCAACCTTAGCAAGAAAAGGATGAAGCTCAGTACCACCCCCCGTAAGGGATGAGCCTGATACTTCTCCTTTCTTAGCAAGATTACGCAGAGCATTAAGTTGAGAAATGTCAGCGTTAGCTCTAACAATTAAATCATTAACAGTTTGAGCATTCTCTGCAACGATATTTCGAGTTTTGGTTATAATGGCAAAATTAAGACAAATATCAACATCTTCTGGAAAAATAGCACGAACAGTTTGCAGCCCCATGCGTTGAGCAACTTCTCTGAACGTGACGTGCATCTGTTCTATATCCATAACTTAAACAAGTTTTAGTTGATTTTCGTAAGCGGCAACAGTAGCTTCATTTTCAGCGTTCTTGAACCAAGCAGTAGCCTCTTTCATATTAGCCCCAATAAAATCACCATTAGCAGAAACAATGTTTTGACTATGCGGATGTCTAATAAGAATACCGTAAGCAACAAGACGTTCAATCAGAGATTTAACGGAAATACTGCGGTCGGTATAAAGCTCATTAAACTTAGCAGGTTCTTTCTGACTAAAATAGTCAAGATTTTCTTGTTTAACAAGGTCGTCTTCGGCAAGTGACGGAATAATAGGTTTATTCTTCAATACACAATATTGAACATAAACATCTTCAAACGCTTTGTCATTACCGATAAGAGTAACAAAGTTACGCTTAGCATTGTTGAGTTCAAGACGTTGCTTAGCTTTAAGCTCGTTTTCCTTTTGTTCGTCTTTAAAATAAAAACGAATATGCTCTTTGTTAATAAGAGAGTGGTCTTTAGCAACATCAGAATATAACAAGCAATGACGATAAAGAAGATAATCAGCTACATTTTCCGGATTACCATATTGCCATTTAGTTGACTCAAGAGCATTGAGTTTAACAATTCTATTCTCAATAGCACGTTTAAGAGCCGTAGCATCGCCACGATTGACTTGGGCAAATTCGGTTTCAATAGCTTCTTCTTTTTTCTTAAAAGCAAGATAATCTTTATAATGATTATAATGGAAAGTAAGATTAAGACGAAGACCAAGCTTGTCAACTTTAACCTGAAAATTATTCAGATATTCTTTAACACGTCTAACGAAATTTTGGTCGTTAGGAGAAACACCAATAAGATTAGGAAAGTAAGCTTCAAGTTCACCTTTGTTTGCACAAAGAGCATTGGAACTTCTAATACAGCTACCGATATATTCATTACGTTCAGCAAGCTCTTTATCATTAACTTTGCGATACAAAGAATAATGAGAAGCAAGAGCTATAACCATATAACGAATATCGACATAAGCGGCATCAGCTTCTTCTTGTTTTCTTTCTACCATAGTGGTAGTTGGTTTCTCTTTATCTACTGTTTCAGTAGGAGCAGCAGGAGCGGTGTTTTCCTGTTTATTTGCAGCACCACCAGCATTTAGCATTGTAGGCATATCTTTTACTGTTTAACGGTTAATTATAATTTACATTGCAACAAGAACATCTTCGTCGTGTTGTTTACCTGCAATCCCATGCTACCCTTAATTTCGTAACGGGACATATCAATTTCGGTAGCAGCACGATTGGAAGTAGCAATACCCCAAGAAGCAGGTATCGGCGTCATACCCTCAATAACCTTAGCAATATATTCCTGTCCTTTCTGACGAACAATGCGAACGTTACGTTCACCCTTATAAGTAGAGAAGTCAATAAAGCAAGCTTGATGAGAAGTAATAGGCAGACCTGTACGAGGATGAATTTGTCCATTAGCCTTGGCAGCTTCGGCAATAGTTCCCTTATCGAAGAAAGAACAATGTTTAACGGTAATAATATGTCCGTCCGGAGTAATATATTTATTGAAATACTTACCGTAAGCAAGACCATTACCGTTATCCATAATCTTCTTTTCGCCAAGAGGAGTAATGAAACCTTTGCTCATAGCTTCGTTCTCAATAGCATATTGGAAGTCTTGGATAAAGCCTTTACCAGCCATAAGAACAATCTCCATTGTACCGTCATCAGTATCTTTGTTAAGAACGTCACCAACAGTTCTTTCCAGCTTCGTCAACGTCAAGAACTCACCGTAAGTATCATAGTTACTTTCACGACAAATCTCAAGCATACCAGCAGTACGAGGAATAGGTTTACCGTTATCACGGTCTTTAAGCTTAATAGTACCGTCGGGCAGTCTGTTATAGGTTGACAACCACAGCCGCTCTTCGTTCATTACTTTCATGTGTAAATTGAACTGGCGCATTTCTTCGGTAATCCAAAGATTGGTAGTACCACCACCTTCTCCTTGCTGGAACTGATATTTAGTAACAACGTTAGAAATATTACCAGCAACTTCTTTAGAGAAACGGAAGAACTCAAGCTGAGAAGTCATTTTGCCTGGCCCCATAGAGTTGCTACGATTACCCTTAGAATAAGATTCTGAAACGGTAGGAGCAGCAAGTGACCAATAAGTTCCTTTAGCTAAATTGTCAACATCACAATAAGCAGTCGGGTCGGGATTAACCGGAGCCAGAATATAAGCATAACCGTAAGCAGATTCACCAAGGTCTTTCTGAATACGATATTGAGTTCCGTCCGGAGCAATAAGACCGTGCTGTTCAATAAACCAATGAGTAGCAAAATGTACTTCAAATTCAGCACCACCAAGACCAGGTTTAGTATTGGAAGTATTGAAATAAGTAACATAATCAATAAACTTCATACGTCCCATAGTCTTCCAAGTCCACTGTACCGTAGTAACAGTATCAGTACCTTTTGCACCTTGTCCCTCGGTCATAAACGTAAGAGGAAAACGGTCGTCGTCAAGACCATAGTTGTAAGTCAAAAACGCATTAATTTCAACTGGACTTTGAAGCATAAGATTAGCAATACTTTCTTCATTGCTATATCCTCTATCGTCATAACGCCCAGTTTCAAGAACTCGCATTGTGTACATAATGAATAATTTTATTTAGTTATTAACTATAACCAAGAGCAGCAGCTATATTATTAGCAACATTCTTTGGTTTCGGTGTAGTAACTCTAACAGTAGTAGTTTGTTTTGCAGCGGCTGCTTTAAGACGAAGATTTTTCGTTTCTTTATTAGTAACAGCCAAATCGACAAGATTAGAATAACTTCCACCTGTAAAAGTAAGATAAGCACGAAGCAAATCGTCTTGAAGTTGTTCCTTTGCATCACGAGCAGCTAAATCTCTTTCATAACGACTATAACCTTTATCATCAACTTGATAGAGATAATTAAAGAAATCATTAGGAGTAGCTGCAATTTGTTTGCCGTTCTTGTTAATAATGATAGTATCAGGTATTTTATAACCTGCAATCTCTTTGCTATCAACAACAGCTTTAACACCGTTCCAGTAATCAGCTTCTGCTTTACGCTCGGCTTCAAGTTTGGCTTGAGCTTCTTTAGCTTGCTGCTCTTTAAGAGCTGCATCTGCTTGTTGAAGTCCAGCCAATTCACTTTTAGCAACATCTAAAAGAGCGTTAGTGTCTTTCAGATACTTAATGTAAGCATCAACATCACCGTGACGTTTATTTTCTTTGTAGGCTTCACGAATAATAGCTTCTTGTTGTGCAATATTATTTTCATCAATAGTAATAGAACTTCTGTCTTTAACTTCTCCAAATCCACGAGCATCGTTACCGTTAGCTACGTAATAATTCAGAAAGTCAGCAACAATAGGATATTTATCAAGAAGAGTTTGAACTCCAGCTTGAGCAATTTCTTGCTTCTGTAATTCAATAACTTCATTAACATATTGAGCAATACCCTCAGGAGTATTATCAAAAGTAATCGGTTTGTCATTCTCATCAGTAACTTCAACACCAACAGCTTTGATAATTGAATCAACATCAATAGGAGTTTCTTTATTCTCGTCAACTTCAAATTGAGCAAGATATTCTTTAACTTCTGCGGCTTCTTTAAAAATCTTATTATCTTTGTCAACAAGGTTACCCTCACTATCAACAGTATAAGATTCTTCGCCAATAGAAATGACAGTACCAGCAACTAAATCGCCAAATTTATCATCGGCAGGTTTGTTACCATCACCAGCAGGTTTATCACCGTCGGTAGGCTTATCATTTCCAGCATTATCTGCTGGTTTATCAGCCGGCTTATCAACGGGTTTATTATCATCTCCAAGACCAGTAGTCTGACCAGTAGGGTCATCTACTACTTTACCTGTTTCTAAATCTGTAATTGGTTCTTGTGGTTCATTACTACCACTTCCGCCAAAACCAAAATCAATCTTAGGCATAACTTTATCTTTTATTGGATTAATATTACAAGACAAAAGTATAATATATATAATATGGTGTTCCGCAGGCGTATCCTCTACGGGGGAGATTGGTTGGTATATTTCTGCTGTCAAAAATCGTATTAGAAGTGCATCTACGCTTACAGCCGTTATCTATATCGAACGATTTTATCCGAAATGATTAATCTATCCACTTTCGTAGAAGCGTGGCATACTGGGCTTTAAAATGCGTCTGTCGGTAAACAATATTTACAAATTCGATTTATCTCATTAATAACAAGAGCATTATAAACAAAAATGCCGCTACTACTCTCACGAGCAATAACGGCACATAGATACAAAACACATTTTAGAAAAGATTATTTTTTATCGTATTGATTCTTATTTTCTTTAGCAATTTTATATTGAGTATCAGCTTTATAAACATCAGTAGCTGCTTTAAGTTGTTGAGCTTTAGCATCATTGGCAATCTTTTGCCGTTCATTCATTACTTTCTCACGCTCAATATTATTCTTAGCAGCATTGGCAGCATTAGTCGCAGCAAGAGATGCAGCAGAGTCACCCCCCGTAGAGGATAGCATAGCTTTCACAGCTTCAATCTGACTATCAAGATATTTTTCAAGACTAAGAGTTTGTCTATCTTGCTCACCTTGAGCTTGTATCTTTTCAAGTTCATATTGTTGTAAAGCTTGAGCATTCTGAGCATCAAGTTGCTTCATTTGTTCTTCATGCTGACGATTAAGTTCTTGGAACTTATTAATAGCCTTTTTAATCTCTGCTGCATTATCTCCGTCAATAGCCGCAGCCGCCATAGCAGCATCGCCATTCTGTGCGGCACTAAATGCAAACTGTTTATATTGATTAAGTTTATCTCTTTCTTTAGCAGAAAGTTTAGGCATAATCACATAATCAGCATAAAGATGAGAATTAACGTCAAGACTAAAATATTTAAGTTGTCCATTGTTCTTATCTTTATAAGAAGTTTGTAAACCGTCAACCCAAGCAAGTTTAGAATAATCTAAATCACGTTGATAATCATGAGCACGCATGTGGTCAAACATAAACTCAACAATAACACTACCCATAGAACCACGAATAATAGCTTGCTCAATAACTCCTTTACCAGCACTATTAGCAATTTCTCCATAACGTTGAGGAGTCATATCAACTTTATTCATAGCAGCTTGTTCGTTCTCAGCAAGAAGTTGTCCAAGTTGAGTAATATAATCAGAAGTCTGACTATTAAGCATACGAGTTTGTTGAGCTTTAAGCATGCCTTGGTCGTCTTCATCGTCAATGTAAAGAACACCGTCGGCAGCCATACGATAAATAGTATCTTCAGGAACTTTGCCAAGAAGAGAACGAGCAATCATCAGCACGTTCAACTTATTCTTCGCAATAGCCATTTCTCTATGATAAGCAACAATATTACCAAATATTTGGTAAGGAAGAACTATATCAATAATACTGAAACGACCAAAACCAGGAAGAAGTTCCATAATACCGTTATAAGGAAGCTTACCATTACGATTGTAAGCAATAGGACGACATTTGTAAGGATAAACAGCATTGTTTCGAGTACCTATTCTATCGGCTTCAAAAACTTGCGGTTCCCAAATCCATTCAATATTAATATCGCCAGTTTCGATATTAAGTTTATAATCTTCATCAACAACTCTTTCGCCAATAATACCACCAGCTTGATATGTAAGAATACCTTTCTTAACTTGTCCACGCCAAACTACATGCCAAACTTCAATAAGATTGGTATTGAAATCACGAACCATAAGCGGCTCGCTTTTAAAATACTCACGTTCCTTGTCGCTAAATTTAGCACAACGGTCTGGATAACGTTGTCTATAATTATCCCAATAAAGAAGTCCTTTATCGTCTTGAGAAATATTACGACCATTAATATAATAAGTATCAAGATATTCCTTGTCTTTATCATCAAGCATATCATAATATTCATCAATAATTTGTTGAAGCGTCATCATACGACGTTCGGCAAACATATCATAATCTTCAACAAGAACGTTATCGTTAGGAACAGGAAAAGCATCTCTATTAGAAACAACCCGTTTAATAATTTGATTTCCTTTTACTTCGGTATAAGTATAAACTCTACCAAAAGCAACCCATTCAAAATATGCACGAGCATATAAAGCGGCAGCATCAGTCAAATCATCAATAACGGCAAGAATCTCTTGTCCTTGGGCAGACATATCATCAATATAATCTTCATTGAACTTCTTAACAAAAGCTTCAATATCAAAATTATCTTGAGGATTAAATTGTTCGGGTTGTCCACCTTGTTGTACAAATGCTTGATAATTCTGTTGAATACGTTCAGCTATCTTAACTTGAACAATCTGCATAAGTTCTTGACGAAGCTTGGCATCACGAGAAAGAACTACTTCGGGATTATTAGCCCCTACAATAAAGTCATGCGGATTTTGAATATATTCTCCAACATATCTACGAATAACTCCGTTAACAATATCGTAATTGCGCATAGTAGCTGGAAAACGAGTATATTCTTTTTTCTCAGCATTATAGGGATTAAGAGTTTTCTTATAAAATTCAGGATTAATCTCCCCTTTAAGGAAAGCATATTTTTGTTCAACTTCATCATCACGAGCAATACTTTTACCAGCAGCAATAACATAATCGCAACAATTGGCATAGTATTCAAACTTATTCCGTTCGGCAGCACTAACACGCTGCTTAGGAAAATTAAAATTGTTACTAAAATACATATTTATATAAGGTTTAATTTAACAATAAGCAGCGTATCTACTATAAATATAAAGAGTATTAGTTAAACACTCAAGACGAATACAAAAATATTCATTGCAAAAAAGATAAGTACTAAGTTCTTCCATATTAATACCAATTACGTTTCCAAAACTTTTCTGCTGCATCTTGACTTTCAAGAAGTTTCTTTCTATTACTATTCTCACCTTGAGCTTTAATATCAAGAGATTTACTATAAATAGCTATAAGAAGCATTTCAGAAACACGGTCAAAGTTACCAACAGGATTCCATTTTTTAAGTTCAAGAATATCTTGATAACAAGGAATACGAGTAAAAAGATAAATAGGTTTACCCTCTTCATCTTTACCTATTTCCGTATAAAGAAACTCTTTAAATAAACGAAGAGCATCAAGTTTCTTTTGTCCGTCTGTAATGTTATAACCATAAGACTTACTAACAGCGCCTTTTAAAGTAGTATCCCATACAAAGAGAGGTTCAAAAGCAAGATAACGAGTAGCTTTCCATTTGTTGAAATTGGAAACAGTTTCACCACGGTTAACCTCAACAATACCAGTTCTTATACAATTATAATAACGACAAAGTTGATAAAAAATTCTATCTGCTTCTTCAAGTTTATTAGGACGTCCATAATAAGCAGCACAACATTTTAGTTTATAACCGTTTCTTGCAGACGGCATTTCCCAAACATGAATACTGTTATGAGAATGTTTATCAGTAATTTCTTTAGCATCTTTATTAATACCAACTGGGTCATAAGTAACAGCATAAGTTCCCTCTGGAATTTCTTTAATTTCACGGTCGTCAACATATCTAATATCGTATTGAGGATGAAACCAAATACGAATACAACCATGAGGATGCTCATTTCCTTTACGGGGTACGCCTTGTATCCAATCATAAACAACAGCATCAGGATTTTCTTCCTTAATACGTTTATTAGATTTAAAAATAAGACTGTTACCTTTCTCTTCAAATTGACCGTCAACATAGAAATTATAAACACTATCTGTACGAAGACGTTCTTCATAGTTAACAAGTTCTTCACTTGTAAAGAGATTCTCAGTAGCACTACTAAAACTTTCAGCAGGAAAAAGAGCACGTTGACCACAATAATTAATAAACTTAGCAAAAGTCTTAGTTTTAGCTTTCATAGCTTCACGAGCACGCATAGAAACTTTAAGACCAATATCAAGATTGCTATTACCGTTTTCATCAACAGCAGGAATACTGTCTATACTTCCCTCAAGACCCCAGCAATAAGATTTAAAGAAACCACAAATCTCATTACGAGCATCTTTATCCCAAACATTTTCAAAAGGCATAAAACCAAATTCGCCAGGAGCATAAAAGTTTTCTTCAAAGACTTGCATATTAGTAGCAGTAGCTGTTCCCCAAGCAACAAGAAAACCAGTAGTAATATCACCAACTGTCATAGCAGGTTCAGTCACAGTCATAAACTCATTGAAATTCTGCATTGTAGAAAGCTCTTCTACGTTAATACCAACAGCATCTTTACCAATAGCGCAGTCGGGATTATTATTAGCAGAAACAGAAATAAGAGAACTTTGCCAACTATCTTCAGATTCTACCCCATTAGGAAGTCTAAATCCAAGACGAAAGTCCTCAGCACTACTACTATAAATACCACGCTTAAACATAGTCTTTTCTTCATAGAAACGAAGAGTATTAAGAGCAAAATCTGTAAGACCACCTTTTTTAATAAGATATTTATTATCCGCAGCAACATTAATAAACACTTTATGTTTACGAAGATTTATAGCATTAGCGGCACGTGCAGCGTTCATATAAGAAAAACCACCACGACGAGTCTTTACAATAATAAGATGAAAACCATTATTCTTAGCAAACTCATAAACGGCATGTGTCCAAAATTGAGCATCAACAAAACGAGGAAAAGCAAATTTCTTTTCACCAGTAGCTATACGTCCAGAAGCATTAATACTCGCATCATCAGTACGCTCCATACGAGTATAATTAAGAAAATTATAATAGTCACCACTTATATGAACATCTTCAATAGAACCGTCTGGATTTTGCCATATAGGAGCACTAAAACCATTCTTTCTACGGTCTGCTTCACGCTTACGAAGCTGTCTATAAGGAATACTATCTTCTTTAAAATTAGTATATTTATTTCCATTGGCTTCAAAGAAATCAGCCATTTCTGTAAGTAGATGAACATTAATAAACTTACCTGGCTTAATATTCATAATGAAACCACCACTGTCACCAATACGGAAATGATTATAAGGGTCATAATAACCTTTTTCAGAAGCAAGCGGATAACGGCTTTTATCTTCTTCTATAAACGCTTTAAAAGGATATTTTTCAGCAGCCATATCTTTATTTGACTAATAACAATACAAGAAAAGCTGATGCAAAAGCACCAGCTACACCACCAATAATCTTAGTCTTTTTCTTAGACTTATCAAGATTACGTTCTAAATTTTGTCTTGCAGTTTCAGAAGCAGAAGCATATCGCTTCATTTCTTCATAACTATTGCTAAGAATATCTATTTTCTTATCTTTAAGATTAATCATACTGTCTTTGAGAACTATAACAGCAGCATCAATTTTAGCTTTAGTCATTATAGCATTCGCAGTACGTAAATCATTAATAGCCACTCTAACACTGTCCCTTGCTTCAACCCCCCGTAGAGGTTGAGCCAATAAGCTCGTAGAACTTAGCAACAGTTGCACTATCATCAAGATTGAGAACATTATCAATAACTTCCTTTTCATAAGTATTATAATTTATAATTGTACTATCAAGATGTTTAATAGAAAGTTCAACGGAGTCAATCCGAACCTTATTAACAACAGTATCAGGAAAACCATTTATTAGCTGAAACGAACTCTCTGCACCTGACTTATTAAACAACAAAATTGTTATTAATAAATTAATTAACGCTATAATTAATACGATTATTACAAGCTTCTTCATAACTCCGTTGAATTTATTATTTAATAGCTACAAGTTTATTTAAAAGGTCAAGCGACCATTTACCAGTTTCTCTAAGGTCAAGCACACGTTGAGCAAATTTAATAGCAGCAGTCTGACCTTGATTAACAGCGGTATCAAACATTTGCTCAGCAACAAGTTGATTTGGAACATCATCAAGTTCAAAACAATCCCAATATTTATCTTTATAAAGGTCTTGAACTTTCTTTTCAAGTTCGGGAGTCTTTTTAAGAATACCCTTAAACGTAGTAGGATGAGATTTCTTAATAGCATCAATAGAAATCCAACCGTCCCAATTAGGGTTAGCTTTACGAGATATTCCTTTGTAAGTTTCGCCACCAGCATCATCGGGGTCTGAAACCCAGCCGCCCTCAGCAGCTTCAATCTTTTTATAAGCACTTTTAAAATCAGCCATAACTTAAGGTAATTTATTATCAGGAAAAGTAAAATACCAATCTTTAACTCTAAATTGTAAACGACCAGCTTTAGCATTTCGTCTACAACAAGTAAGTATTTGACTATTTACAGTTCCACATACTTGGTTACATTCAAAAAGACTACGAAAGACATCAACTTTAGTTTCATCGTAAATACTTATACGAACAATCTTAGTTGAAGTTCCTTGTTTATTCACATACGGCATTGGTAACAAAATATTTATCGGGATAAACAATCTTATTATAAAGGTCTATTGCTTCTCTTTGACAATATTCATAATCATCTTTATCTGTTTCAATAAAAGATTTTATAGTAATCCAAAATCCACAATAACAAACTTGAACTTTATAAACATGAACAAAATAAGAATACGTTCCATATCCCATATCGAGTACTTCTGTATCTCGATATTCGGCAACCCTATGAGCACCTGTATCTTTAATAACTTTAATAAGTTTCATAACATCAAGAAATATAAATATCAATAATATCGTTTACAAGAGCAACTAAATCGAAACCACTACAACCAGTATAATAACCATTACGATAAACTCTATAATAATAACTAATATTTATTTTAGAACCATAATATATACCAGTATTTTTAATAGTTTCAATACGATAATCATCGCCGTTTATAGAAGCACGTTTATTATTAATAAGAGCATCTCTAAACTTTTCTTTATCAGCAGTACTACTCATTCAATACTCTGTTTAACCAACCTCTAAGGTATTTAATATTGTTACCTTTAGCTGCAATCTCATTATAATGACGAATACGTTCCAACTTGTATTTAGCAACAAAAAGTTCAGCACTAATAGTAGTATCAGCTTTATAAGAATTAAGACTATCTTGAGTTCTACGAAGTTGTTCGGTAAGATTAACAATAGTTATACTATCTGTGGAACTCCCCCGTAGAGGGATGTACTTGATAATAGGCTCTGGATTTTTATCATAAAGAGCAGCTCCGGAAAGTACACCAAGTATAATACCAATAACTAAACCAATAATAGTATTTTTCATAATCCAAGAGTAAAATTACGTTTAACATCTTGAGCTTTAAGTTTAGCTTTTCTATCAGCTAAAATAAGTTCAATTTCTTTTTCTCTATAAGGTATAACATAAAAAGTAGTTTTTTCAATAGGATTCTCTTTAATATGATAAAGACCATCAGGAAAACGCTTAGGCATACCATATTCATTTAATACGTAATCACAATCAATATGTAGAAGCCATATACCTTTAAGAGTCATACCAGTAATCATTCCAACAGCCTTAGCATATAGACTTGTTTGTAAACTGTATATACTACCATTGCAATTAGGAAGATTGTTAACTGGTGGAAGAAGCGTTTCTTTCTTTTCAACCCATTCGTTAGTTATTTGAACAGGTTTTTGCTTTTTATCTTTCCTATAATAACCTGATGTAAATTGAAGTTTTGCTCTATTAGTCTTATAATCACCCACAACATAATAACCGTCATCACGTACAAGCAGAACATCAATTGTACCGCTAATAAGATATGTAGGAAGAAAAAAACCTATTTCAGCATAAATTTTATAACCCATATTAGTATATTTTTGATAAACTTCATATACATCTGGGTATTTATTTTCAGTAAGTTCTATAAATTGTTTAATATCTAAAAGCTTATATTTAGCATTAATGGTATTCAAATCAGCAACAGTAATCATTTCTTTATCATTATCTTTACAAAGATATTGAATAGCTTGCTGAAATTTACTTCCATTTTTAACAGCATTTTCAAGTCCGTTATGAGTATTATTACCAACATTACAAGCATATTCGGTAATATCTTTCCAATTAGCTTCAAGTTCTTTTTCACTTATACCAAGTTCTTTAGATTTTTTACGAAGCCAATATGCTTTATCAAATGTAGGAACGTATGTATGTAAAATAGTAGTGGTACTAATATAATCGTTCCCAAGACTATCTGTATAATGATGAGTAGGCTCATCAAAATAAAGACGAATGCTTTTATATAATTCGGGTATATTAAGTTGCATAGTACCAATATCTTGATTTACATTTATTATTCTTTTTAATAGCTTGACTAATACTGCTATCATCAACTTGTAATTCTCTTGCAGCTTCAGCAATACTATTATATTCTTTTAGAACTTTCTTTGTAAAAGGACAAACAGAAAAAACTTTTCTAAAACATTTATTCTCTACTTTATAAACAGGGTCATCGGGAAATTTCCAGCCATAACCTTTTACAGTATTATATCTATGTTCTCTACGACAACATTTAAGAATAGCATCAGCTCTACAACCTGTTATTTCTTCGGCATCAGCAGCACATTGAAAAGTATTAAGTATTTCACCAGTTTCAATATCAAATTGTTGAACAGCAATACCATTACTATAAACATTATTATATCTTTTAGTACACCATTCTAAATTTTCGTAATAATTATCTCGAATATTTTCATTTATATGATTAACATAATCACAACCATCGGGACGTTTTACAAAAGCAAGTGCAACTAAACGATGAACACGGTAACGCTTATAATTAATATTAAAAGATAAATAACCATTTGTATCTTCGTGATAAATCATAAAAGTATGATTTTTAACTTTATCAGTAGCAAGTTTAATACCACGACCATAAGAAGAAATAAGATAACCATTATTAAAAGTAACAGGTTTCCAAATTTCATTAGGAAGAGAACCGTCAACTATATATTGTCCATTAACAATAGTAATATTTGCTATTGCATGTTTATTATAAGTATTAAGATAATTAAATTTCATAGCATGTTAATCTTCTTCAATCATACTGCTAACAACTTTAACACCACCACGTGCTGTTCGAGTTTCTTCTTCATAAGCAGCTTCTTCTTCTGCTTTCTTAAGAGCAGTAATAAGATTTGGTAAATCAGTTATACGTTTATTTATCTTATCCATATAATCAATAAATATACCAGCGTCTTCGGCAGACAATCCACTTTGAAGTTTATCGTTAAGCTGTTCATTAATTATATTGGATGAAACAGTGATATTACGAATAGCTTTTTGAAGAGATTCAACAGCTTCGCCAGCAATACCACATCGTTGGGAATGATAACGCTTAATAAGCTTCTCAACTAAAAGGTCAGGTGTATAAGTAGTAGGAAGGTCAAAATTTTCACGAGCACGTTGAAGAGCTTCACTACGACTAAGACCTTGACTAAGACAAGGGCCTTTAGGGTCGGCAAGATAATAAATAACACCAACTTCTTTAATATACATTTCTTTATTCTTAGAAGTATCTCTAACAAAAAGAAGACGTACATCTTTATCAAGAAGTTGAGTGATGCTTGGAGCAGCAGGCATTCCTGTCTTATCAATAGTAAGTAACTGGTCAATCAGAATAGGCTTCGACATAAGCATCATTAAGTTCTTGATTAAACTCTACAACATGAAGGTCTTTATGAAGATAAATATAAAAATTAGCATAAGACACTCCATGCTTTTTAGCAAGCTTAATCCAAAGTTTATAATTCTTGTTTCTATTTTCTTTTTCAATACGACGTTGTAGTTCGGTATTATTAATCTCAAATTTCTTCTGTTTAATAAGATTGTCACGAAACTCTTTATATTCTTCTTCGGGAAGAGTTTCACGGGCTTCTTTTAGTTCATGGTAAGAAGCAACAATACTTTTACGAAGAAGATTACGTTGTGCAACTCCAATATAAGGAATGTCAACAGCTAATTCTTTAAGAAATTGTTTAGACGCTTCGTGCTCTAAATTCTTAATAATAGCACGAGTAAGAAGCCTTTCTTCATCGTTGGCAAAATCAATATCTTTAAGAACGTTCTCGTAATCTTTATAAACTAAAACATAATCCTCACCTAAATCAACTCCGTCAAGAATATTATCAAGTTTTTCTTCAATCATATTATCAACTTTAGTGAGATAAAAAAATAAAGCCGCCAACAAGAATATCAAAAATAATATCTGTTAGCGGCTTGGGATTTATTTAAACGCAGGAAAAGGATTAATTAAGATTACTCTTATCGTGTTCAACTTTAGTACAAGCAATATTAGCATCTTGTGAATAAGAAGCTTTAATATCACAAAGAGGAACAATCTTAAATTCAACAAAGAAAACATCAGGAGCAGCCATTTTAGCTTCATGTGCGCCAAGAGATTTTCCGCCATTAAAGAAAGAACCATTCATAATAGCTTTAGAAAGCTCACTATCATTAAGACAATATTCGCAAATAGCACCAAAACAAATAGCGTTATTACGAAGAGATAAATGAGTTCCGCGTTCAATAGAAGAAGCATCAACAATAGCAATGTCAGCAACAGCAAACGGAACTTTAGATTCATTGTCTTGAATTTTAGCAATAAGAGGAACAACTTCTTTAGTTCCATTGTTACCGTTCTTAAAATCAGAAAGAATACTGAAAAGTCTATCTTTGTAACAGATAGCAATAACAGCATAATTATTAGGTATCTTTACATCATTAAGAAGAGCCTTAAAGTATCTTTCATCAATTTCAGAAATAGCAGTAGGAACTTCAATAGCATACGGTTTTAAATCGCTTTTAATTCGTATCATAAATAATTTATTTAGTTAAACAATCAATACCAGCGTCACCGACTTTCATTTTACTTTTCTTATTAACAGGCTTTTTATTATTACGAGAACCGGGAACATAGTCGGCTTTATATTCATCTCGTCTAACAGCCTTAATCTTATCAATAATATTATCCATACTTATTTTGTTTCTGCAAGTATAAACATTATCTTTAATAAGAGCCAATTTATTAAACTATTTTTAACAATTTTTTCTAAGCCTATTTACAGCCTCGCCAAGCGATTCTCTATCAAAATAATAGGATAGCTTACTTTTCAAATTATCGTGCCATGACGGGCAAATCTGAAAGCGTAGCAGGCTATTATCAACCCGTTCTCTTACGCCCGAAATCGCTCCAACAAGCGCACATGCTAAGCAGCTTTATTATCAATAATAAGAGCAAGAGGTATAACAATAACAGGAACAAGAAACGGAGTAGCAGATACAGGCGCATTCACACCCCGTAGAGGGTTCAGCCATATAATGCTTAACGCAGCTCTAATAACAAGAGCAATAAGAGCTTTAGCAGCTTTATTATCTTTAGAAACAAGAGCAGCTTTATTATCAAGAGCAAGTCATAGCTCTATCCTTTACGGGGTGTGAATATAATGATAACGGCAATAACGTCAAGATTGGCAGCAACGCCTATATCGTTATAATTGTGTTATCTGATATGAATAAACCAGTGAAGCTGGTAAAGATAATAAAGATAATAAAGCTGATATAAATAAAGAAAATAAAGGAGCTACTAAAGCTGATGTTTATAGGGCTAATGTTGGAGATTTGAATTAGAATGCGAATAACGATGCAAAAGACGACGAAATAGACGATGTACATAAGGTTACAAACGACTACGAGAAAAAGAGAAATAAAAGAGATACGAGTAACGATAAGGGAAAGGATGTAAGAGGAAATAATATTAAAGAAATAAAAGAGAGTATAAAAGAGGCTGTAAGTCTTTATGGGTAAAGTAAATTTTATGTGAGAGAGTGTGACGCCGAAGGTACTGGGTATGAACCCCCGGTGCTTGCACTTCGACTTGACACCCCCGTCATTGTTTATTGGGACTATATTATTCTTGATAGACTTGTTGATTATATTTTTAGAGAAGTTTTTGCTTAGCCTAAGCAAACTCCTAAGCTCCGAGTTCTCATTCATCAGCATCTAAATATCTCGACATTGAACAAAAGATTTGATGTCGACAAGCGCAGGCTATCAGTCCTCGATGCGTTTGCCAATATTAGAGGGCTTAATTTAACAAATCTATTTTGTCTTATGAACGCAAAAGAAATTGCGGCTAAACAAGCCGAAGAAGCTGCAAAGAAAGCAGCAGAAGAAGCAAGAAAAGCAGCAGAAGAAGCTGCAAACAATGGTAGCGACGACGAAAATGTAGCTACAAGTGCAAAAACACGTGACCAAATTATTGCCGAAATGAAAGCAAACGACGCTAACTTTGTTGTTCGTGTTACTATCAATGGAATTAACGCAAGCGAACGAGTTGCCGAAAATGGACACGAGTACAACAATTTAATGTTGTTAATCAACAAGCCAGTGAAAGCAAGCATTTCACAAAAAGACGGTAGCCGGCAAATGGGCTTCACGCAGTCGCTACAAGTGTCCGAATATCAACTCACGGCATTGATGCGCAGACATCCCTTTTATGGTCGCTTTGTGACTATGGTAGAAAACGCAATCGCTGCGGGCATGCCTGAGCCGTTCTTCTGCGGAATGGAAATACAGATTTTGGCGGAGTTCGTGCCCGCTGGTGCTGTTGCCTCTAATCCGTTTACTCGTAATTCCAACGAATACGGCGTTAAAGACTATGATAGATATATTTATCATGTTATCGAGGTTTACGAGCCGACCGACGCCATGTTATTGGAAGAGTACAGGGCTATGGCGATAGAGCTTCGCAAAATGATGCTTGAGGAAATCAAAACCGCTAAAGCTGCCAAAGTGCAACGGGCGTCCTTGCTTGCTTCGATTGCTTCCAGTAGTGACAATCCGTTTTAATGTAATTAGGCAGGGTGTAATACTCTGCCTTTTATTGTTTACCTCTTAATATTATTGGTTATGAAGTTATTTAAACAAATTATACTTTGGGTGTTTATCATCAATTTCACATTGTTGGGCTTAATCTTCCTTGTTATGCTCTCCGAAAATCTGCCTAATCTTGAAACAAAACAAATGTTTGGGCTTATTTTTGTTTCTGGTGTTCTTCTTACTGCTGCATGGTGTCTTAATAGATGCCGAAAAGAATTGCAATAGCTTGTTGCTCGTGCTCCTCGTGGGCATGGGCAAGCTATGCAGGCTGGGAACTCTCATTCATCAGCAGCTAAATATCTTGGCAAACGATTGTGACCTATCTGATAAGCTTTTTCATGCTTGTCAAGATGTCGTTTGTGCTCAATCTGATAAGCAAGGTCATGCTGTTATTACTAATCATTAAACTCCTACAATTATGAAAACAGAAACATTCCTCTATCTTGACGGTCATACCGAGTATCATGAAGTTGACGACAACGCTGTTTATCATCATGTGACTGATGACAATCGTCTTAACTATCGTGTTGATGTTAATGATGCTACATTTGAATGGCATAACAACGCTTGGATGCAAGTTGAAGATAATGCTTAAGCTAAAGAAGTCATTATTGATGCAAATCTTGTGACATATATATGTCACTCGTAGGGGGGTAAGTGCCCCAGTAGTGACATAAGCTTATGTCACAAGATTTGTGGTTAAAATAATGATATTCAGAGTGTTATGACTTAAAAGTAGAATCTTAATAGATATACAATATATATATTAATAATAATATTGGCAATAATAGCAAGATTGACATACTAATTGCATATATTTGCTGTTGTTAAATCAAAAGTATGTCTAATTCTAAATTTTAAGTCAAATGCCTACTATTAATTTTACTAAAACTCGTAAAGCGGCTTATAAAGCCATTAATGAAAGAAGTATTGAAAAGAATAAAGAAATTATTAGTAATCTTGCTCCAACTGTTTTTGCTGTTAGCAAAGAGATTACTCAAAAAGATATTTATTCAAGTACTCTTAATGTTATTAACGTTAATTTTAATCCTATTAAACGTATAACTGGGTTTATTCAAACTTCTTATCATTGGAACCGTGTTGCGCTTACAAGTAATGTTATTATTAAAAATATGATGATGAGCATTCTCGATAATCTTAAAGCCAATAGTAATATTGTTGATATTAGTAATAATCAATATGCTGTTAAAGGTTCTCGTAATTATTATCGAGGTGTTGTTGAACTTGAGAAACATAATCTTATTAGACTTACCAATAAAAAACATATTATTGTTATTAATCATAATGATATTTTTCTTGGTAATTTTAATAGATTTTGTGAACTTTATAATGATATTTATGGTGACATGGAAGTTTCTGTTGATGGTCGTGGTCGTATAATCCTTTAAATTAATAAATATGAAAGATATATTAAATAAAGCTCTTGCTGCTAACGCTGGTACAGATGCTGTTGCTAAAGTTATTGACGCTGTTGTTAATACTCCTCGTCAAGATGCTCAATCTGATACTGTCATTGAGCGTAGTCCTGCTGTCGAAGAAGCTCTTGCTAAAAGATATAAAGCTCTTCGTATAACTGCTATTGATATTATAACTGATGCTGTTCATGGTAAAATAGATTGTATCAAAGCTGCCGATGCTATTATTAAACTTGTTACTGCTGGAAAAATAATTGATATTGAAGATTATATTTGGAGCGCTAAAACTGTTCATAAGCTTGATGATGATGCCGATAGTGCAGCTAATGCTAATGCTAATCATATAGTTAATGTTGATGCTGCGGGTAAAGGTAAGGATAAGAGTGATAGAAGAGTGTTTAGAAAGGATGCTAATGGAAGAATATTTGAGCTTAGAGGTGTTAATAATGATGCTCCTGATGAGCTTTATTGAGAATAGAAGTGTTAATAAGAATAGAAAAGAGAATAAGGATGAGGCTGGTGGTCTGGCTGTACTTCCCAATTCACCCTCTCTCCCTTACCATTCCCTCTAACATTCCCAGATTTATTCTCTCCTCTACTTTCTTTTATATCATCTTTATTATCTCTATTCTTATTCCCTCTTTTAGCCTCATCTCTATCACCTCATTTAGCTTGCCTAACCTCGCCTCTCTCATCGCCATTAGCTCGTCTATTCACATCTCTTTTCGCCTTTCCATTAAGCGCCTTGCCTGTACCTCGTGTACAAAAGCTAACTTTAGCTTCTTTAACTCGTCCATTATTAGGCGCACTACGAGCTGCTATTGGCATTAAATATAGCTTTATTAGCTTTATTGCGTTCATCTTGATTGGGCTTAGCCTTAATAAGAGCCTTATCGAGCCTTATTATTAGCTTCAATAAGATTAGCTTTATCAGTTTTATTATCTTCATTAATAGTATTTGCTATAAGATTATGATTAACATTGTTATATTTATCCTTGTTATTATAATTTTTGTAGTCTTGCTACGAATAAGATTTATTCTACTGATACTAAGCATTTAGATGATTGTCGCTAATACTATTACCAATACTGGTAACAATTTAATAAATAATTTCCTATATTGTTTTGGCTGTATGGATATAGTTTCTATATTTGTTGCCATGATAATAAAACCAACAATAATATTAATCTTTTAAATTTTACTGTTATGGAAGAAAATGTTCCTACCAATGAAGCTGCTGTTGTTACAGCCACTGCTCCTGTTAATCAACCAAGTAACAAACAAGACAGAAAAACTGTTATTCCCAAAGGTGTTCCTGAAAGCACTGCCAAAATTGCTGCTTTTCTTAATTTCAATTGTGATATTCGTCGCCATACTGCCAAGAATATTATCGCAGCTGCAAAAGAAAGCGGTCTTGTTAAACAAGATAGCAAATGCTATGTGAATTTCCTTTGGAATAAATTCCAGCTTAAAGAAAATGGTCTTAATAAGGAATTTCTTTATACTGAGAGTTTCTTTATCCGTTCTTTTGCTAAGAGTTTCGAGGATATAGCTCGTGATGCTGGCGTTGTTCTTGAAAACTTCTTTGTTGACAATGATATTCACGGAGAAGACGTTCTTGGTAATACCAATAATAACGGATAGTTTGTTCACCTGCCCCGTAGAGGATAACCTAAGCTAAATAACCTGCTTTATTTCATTCTCAATTTGATAATGTTATTCTTTATCGGGGCAGTACTCTAATTGCTTCTATATATGGAAATAGTTTATATTCCACCTCAAAAAGAAGATAATAATGTCGCTGGTGTTACTATTGATGCTGAACTTGTTAATACTGATTTAGATAACAGTTCTGAATATAATGGAATTATGCCAGACGATACTCCTTATAGTAACGATTTTGGTTTTTATGATTAAACTAAAACTTATATTAATATGAAAAAAGAAGATGCTAAGAAAATTGCTGCTATTATTGCTTGTGAAATGATTGGCTGCAATGGTGATTGTGATAATTGTGATAAAGACGATGTTGAAAGAAGACTTCAAGAGATTATTAACAAGCTTAATGATAAAGCTGCCGATTGTCTTGAACTTGCTAAGTCTTTCAAAGAAAATACTCTTGCTGAACAAAGAGAACTTATCTTTGATAAAGGTAAACATTTCGATGTTCTTGAACGAGTTCTTGCTATTCATGAAATTATTGATTTTGCCAGAGATATTGAACTCGGTGCTTTCAAAAATCTTCTCGATGCTTTCAATATCTATCATAAACTTATCAAGAATTGGAATGATAATATCAATCATATTGTTAAAGATGATTTAAAAGTTCTTGAGAATATTTATTGGGACAGATTTATTGCTCTTGAAGAAAATAAAGAAAGAACCAATACAAATATTGACCTTTCTGGTATTTCTAAAGAAGAACTGGAAAAAGAACTTGCTCGTAGAGCTAAAAAATAACAATCTTTTCGTACATATATTTCTACATGGATTTGTTGCTTTATTGTTCGTGAGAATAGTAATGCTCGTAAAACTTAATTTCTAAATGATTGACTTACTATTGCAGTTCGTGAGAATAGCAATAGTTCTATTTATTTTGTGCATTTAGTTAGATAGTGTTTGTTTTTATTAATGTTTGTCATAGTGTAGAAGCGTCTGCAATTTTAGTTATCTGTTTTATTAAACTTAATTATTTGTCTTGACAATGGTACGGTTCGTGAGAATAGTGCTATTATTCTTTCTCTAACTGATGATGGCGAATTGAAGCCGAAACAATGAAGCTTTCCATCCTCTACGGGGTGTGATTGCGGCTAAATAGGTTCTTGTTAATCTTTATTTAGTTCATTGTCTTAGAGTTTAAAAGGTTAGTTATAACAATGCTACTTGTGTTGAATGTAAATCTATGTTTACAAATCTGTTTTGTCATAGTGCCAGTACCGTTCGTGAGAATAGTGCTGGCTTTTTTGTTATTGCTAATTATTATTCACTTAATAAATATACTTATGGAACAAACTATTTTAAATCCCAAATTATTATTGACGGTAATAATGCTTTTGTCATTATGGCTGATAGCAGCTATAGTTTCCATTAATGCGCTATGGCGTAGAACTAATAAACTTCGTGATTATTGCGATGTTTTGTATAGCCGTATCAATCTTCTTGATAAATATCAAAAAGAAGACCATGACATTATGATTAAACTTGTTGCTACTACTCAAGATGTTAATAAGAATAATGCTGAAATTATTAAGCATAATAAAAATCTTATTGAAGCTCTCAAACAAAAATCTGAATAACTATGGATAATATTGAAGAAATTATTGATGCTGATGTTAGAGATAAAGCTGTCGAAGATATGGCTGCTTATAAAGTCGGCGATGTTGTTTGGGTAATACCCGAAAAACGTTTTGGAATTATCGAAGACCGTAATCTTGCTAAAGATACTAATAAAGTTCTTTATCGTGTTCGCATCGCTCCCCAGTTAGTGATAAGCTGCATTTCGGAGAAGTGCTTAAGCAGACCGCCACATCTTCGTAAATAGGCTTCTTTTGCCCGTCATGCGATTTTCTATATCGAAATGATTAATCTATCGTTCTCGAATAAAAGTCGTGTGACGAGGTTGTAAATGCGTTATTTTCTTATTATATAATAAAATTATTTTGCTATGATTAATTATACAAATCCAGATAGAGAACGTTTTGTTAATATTGCTGCTATGGCTTTGTTTAACGTTCCTGCAAATGAAGAAGTTACAGTTGTTGATATTATTGATAAACTACGTTCTCATTATCAGATAATTGTTGCCGCTGATTATTATCCAAATATTTGTTGTTATTATCCTTATATTCGTACTACACAATATGTACCAAAACGTATTAGCAACAAAGCCTTGGTTAATCATCTTGCCGAGATGAAACCTAATATTTGTGTTATTCCATTTGATACTTTTGGAAAATGTATATCGCATGCTATATTTCTTGCTTTTGCTTATCTTGTTTATACTAAAACAAATGACGATGCTCTTTTAAATAAGATTCTTGATAATAATGCTAATGATATTTATGTTGTTAAGCATTTCATGGATGTTGATATTATACCTATTAAGAATTTTATTACTTCTGTTCTTACACATGTAGATTTGCAACAGGCTATTAATGTTTATCTTAAATAACTTACTATTATGTTTGGATTTAGTAATGATTGTAAGAAAGACATTAAGATTAACATTATGCTTAATGCTCTTATGGAAGATAATACTGATGATATAGAGAAAGTTGTTGCTTTCTTTCATGGTAATTTTGGTATTTGGTGTCATGCTGATAAAAAAGATAATTATTATAATCTTGTTATTCATATTTCAGGAGATAAAGAAACTGAGCATATAATAGTTAATGGTGTTTATTATATCACTAAAGTAAATGCTTTGATAAATGGAGTTAAGATTATTCTTGCTTATATTTATTATCTCTGTGCTTTTACTCCTGATGATGCTTATAAAATTGTCGATAATAATTCTTTTTATGTTAAGGCTATAAAATGTATTAAATGTACAGCCAATAGTATTAACGTTAGAATAAAAGATAGATTTGATAATTATCATCTTACTAAAATTGACTGTGATTTTCCTACTCTTGTTGAATCTTTAAATTTTTAATATTATGATGAAGATATATTCCTCTACAAATGATGCGAGTGTTGTTATTATTGTTCTTGGTAAAACAGAAGAAAATTGCCAAAAAGCTGCTACTCGCTATTTTGTTAACAATCATATCAAAGGTGCTGCTGTTCCTATTGACCTTGTTAAGTCTACTTATTCTATTGAAGAAGAATCTACTATTATTTCTTTTGACGTTCGTAAAGTATGAGGTGGCAAATAAAGTTCTGTATTAAAGCTGCAATTATAATTACTATTGTTCTTGTAGCTATTATTTGGAGTGCTGTTAGCATTGCCGTTCTACTTGCAGATAAGATGGCTTGATGTTGTTTGCATCCTCTACGGGGGAGTTAAATCGTGATACTATGGATATTGTTACTGATATTATTGTTATTCTTGTTTGTCTTAATATTTGTCTTGTAAACGAATATGTATTTCATAACAAGTATGACACTCAAAGCATTTGGATTATTATTGCCGTAATTGCGGCTTATTTATTATTTATATATGTTTAATTTAACCAATGTAAAGTTATGGGAAAATACGACGAAGTTGGAGTTGTTCACGTTCTTAAAAGAATGTCTGGTATCAGTATTGATACTAATGTCAAAGTTATTACTGTTACTAATGGTATTCCTCTTGGTAACAGTACTAACGGCAAACTGGATTTTCTTTGCAATTATTGCGGATATAAGAAAATCTATAAAGATAATGTCCCACCCCGTAAAGGGGAAAAGAAAGATGATGCTGATGCCGCTGCTGATATAAATATCAAGCATAAACCTAAAGACATTCTTGCTGCTAAAGTAAACAAGATTATGGCTCGTAAACGTTAAAGTCATGGTTAAGTTTAATTTCTCTTTATCTGCGCTTCAATCTAAGAAGCGTTCTCCTGTTAAGAAAGATGATGTAATAGCAAGAGATGTAACAGGTAAAGTTATTACTGTTGACGGAGTTCTTAAATGCTATATCAATAATTCTTATCTTGGTCTTAATGGTTCTTATTTCTTTGACCCTGACAGTCATAAAACGTTCAAACGTAAAACTGTTTATTTTCGTGGTAAAGATAAATATGGACATCGTATTAAGATTATTCGAGATAAGGAAAGTCGAATTAGTATGAATAAGAAATTCTATTCTGCTATTGCTGATGGTCTTATTGTACGAGGTAATTTGATTAAGGATACTCTTGGCATTATTCGTTTTCATGTTATTGTTCGTTACAATCCTTCTGATGTAAGAGAAATATCTGATGCTTATAAAGAATATGAAGAATATATTAATAAAGAAAAAGAAGTAAATACAGATAATGGAGTTTGTCCCAAGTAAAAGAAATCAAGAAACTGTTACTCTTAATAAAGGGCAGCAAAAGGCTGTTGATAATCTTATAGACTTTATTGCTTCTCCGTTTTCTAAAGGTAGTAATATACAAGCTTTATGTGGAGCTGGTGGTGTTGGTAAGACTTTTGTTATGAAATATGTTATTGAACATTGTCGTTATACAAGGTCTATGATTATCTGCGCTGCGCCTACACATAAAGCTTGTCGTGTTCTTGCTAATGCTACTAAAATGAAAGTTGATACTATTCAAAAACTATTTGGTTTTCGTCTTGATGTTGACATTGAAGATTTTGACCCAAATAATCCAGCTTTCAAACCTGTTGGTAGCGTTAAGTTTAATGGCGATACTACACGAGTTCTTATAATTGATGAAAGTTCGATGCTTAATCGTGCTCTTGTTAATTATATACTTGCTTATTGTAGAAAACAAGAAATTAAGGTTATTTTTATTGGCGATGATAGCCAGCTTGCTCCTGTTAAAGAAACTGTTTCTTATGCTTTTAAAGTAGCGAGTAAAATCAATCGTCTTACTGAAATTGTTCGACAAGAAGATACTAATCCTATTCGAGAGCTTCTTGACATTCTTCGTATAGATATTAAGAATAGAAGTTATAATTTTCTTTCTTATATTTGTAATCATCGTAAGGATGTTGTTAACGGTAAAGGTTATATAGTTGTTGGTAATGCTGAATTTAAACAACTTATCAATCGTGGTTTCGTTGATAAAGATTTTGAAAAGGATGTAGATTTGTATCGTCTTGTTGCTTATACAAACAAAGCTGTTACTGGTTGGAATAATCATATTAGAAATGTTACGATTAAAAATGCTGACAGGTCTATTCTTAACAATAATGATTTGATTATGAGTTATACTACAATAGTTGACGAATTCAATGATATTATTATTAATAATAGCGAAGACTATATTATTCGTGATATTCTTAATTTTATTGACCAAGATTACGGCTTTAAAGGTTTTATGGTTAAGTTCCAAGCTATTCATGGCGGTGGAATTACTAAACCTTTGTTTGTTATTGACCATAGAGATGCTTATACTTTTAATACTTATTGTCAAGAATTAAACTATCTTGTTGAAACTGCTAAAGCTGCTCAATCTTATGATAGAAGTTCTAAATGGAAAAAGTATTTTGAGTTTAAGCGTAAATATCTTCTTCTTTGTGATGTTCGAGATACTCTTGGACATATTATGTTTACACGAGATATTGACTATGGATTTGCCCTTACGTCACATAAGGCGCAAGGCAGTACATATAAGAATGTATTCGTTGATATAAATGATATGGTATTTGATAAGAATGGACATCCTTATACAAATGCTGATGATTTGCTTCGACGTCTTTATGTTGCTTGTTCTCGTGCTTCTGACTTCTTAGTTTTGAATTATGGGTAAATTAATTAGACGTGTTGATGCCGATACTATTAGCAAATATCTTGGCAAAGAATGTTTTAACGATTTAGGTCAAAAATGTGTTGTTGTTGGCTATTGTAAAGCATATAGACTTTTTATTCTTGCTGTTCTTGATAAAGACGCTAATGGTGTTTGGAATATGACTCCTTATCATGATGAGAAAGAAGTTCTTGATGAGGATGATGTTATTCTTGTTCATTCTCCTATGTACACGCAATACAGATATAGCGATTGTATTTTTATAGAATGATTTTCTATATGACTGTTGATACATGTGCTTATTGTGCTTCTTGTCCTAATCGGTTATTCAATGCTGGTCGTAATATTGAAGTAGGAATTGGTTGTATTACTTCTGATACTATTCTTGTTATTCCTCGTGCTTATGGCAAGGAAAATAGAGATAGATTCATTGGTATATTAAAAGCTATGTGGCTTGATATAACTAATTACGAACTACTTGAACAATGTTATGTTACTTATGATATTAAGTGTCCTCGTTATCCGTCTTATAACGTTACTAAAGATGCTAATATTCATTGTAATCGAATTATGTGTCAAGAACTTGCTTCTATTAAATATAAGTTTATGATAATCTTTGGACGTGCTTGGAATACTGTTCTTCCTGGAAATGATAGTTTTAAAAGTTTTTATTCTAATGGTTATCATATTCTTTATATTCCTCTTAATTTAACCAAACTTGGTGATGCCGAGCATATTAAAGCTGTAAAAAGCAAACTTGCTAAAGCTATTCAACATTTTAATAAATATAGATATATGAGAACTTAACGTTATGCTCCGAATAGAATGTTTCGATGTCGAAGTACTTCCTAATTTCTTTTCTATTACTTTTGTTGATTTGGCTGACTATCTTAAAACTTTTGAAGATTGTGTTAATGATAAAGGAAAGAAAATTCCTCTTATTCAGAAACTAACAGTTGGAGCTATTAAAGATAGGCTTAGTCGAATTAAAAACAAAAAGTTTTACATTACTGCTACTGATGACAGTCAACTATTTAGTATGGTTGATTATATTTATAAATTTGCTATTGACAGTAATGGTATTCCTGCTCGTACAGACTTATATGGATACAATAGTAAAAGTTATGACAATCTTATGGTTGCTGCTTTTCTTATGTATTTTAATCAGTTTGATACTACCAAAGAACTTATAACTAAACTTTATCAAACAAGTAAACGTATTATTGAACTTCAGAATGACAAGGAAGCTGGTAAAAATGATTTCTTTCTTCGTAGTCTTAATAAGTTTAAACTTCCTTTTGTTGGAGTTGATGTTATGAAAATCTTTGCTCTTAATAAAGCTGGTTCATACAACGATAGTCAAACAGGAGAAAAGAAATATATTCCTAAAGGTCTTAAACAAACTTCTATTAATCTTCAATGGTATGAACTTCTTGAATATGAACTTCCGCCTATAAATGAGAAAGAAGCAGAATATTATCGTAAAGATGTGAAGTACAAAGGATATAGTCTTGAAGAACTTAATAACACTATTGATAAGTGGGATAGGTATATTCTTGATGAATATATTCCTGATATGCTTCATTACAATCTTAATGATGTTTTTATTGTTGCTGAAATAGTTCGTCTTAAACCTGATGAAATTAAATCTCGTTATGCTGTTAGCGCAAGTTACGAAGTAGATGTGCTTAATAGTAGCCGTAGTAATATGGCTGATGTTCTTTTTCAGAAATTCTATACTAAATTTAGTGGTATTCCTTATGACCGTTGGAAAGACGGAAGAACCGAACGTAAAGCCATGAGTATTGGTAAGATTATTTTTGATTGTGTTAGGTTTAAAAATCCTCAACTTCAAGAATTACTTGCTAAACTTAGAAAGACTGTTGTTTATCGAGTTAATAAAGATTCTCTTCAAGAAGAGATTGTTATTGGCAAAACAGTTTATAATTTGGCTACTGGCGGTCTTCATAGTAAAGATATTCCTATGGAAATATGGAGCACTACTAAATGGAATGGAGTTTATCGTTCCTCTACGGGGGAGATAATTGATAAACCCGTAGATTCACGTCTTTATACAATTCTTCATTTCGATATTGCTTCATATTATCCTTCAATCATGGCTTATTATGGAGTTGCACCTGCTCATATGGTTAAAAGTGCTTTTCGTAATCTTATTCAATGGATGAAAGATACTCGTGTTACAGTTAAGCATTCTGATGAAGCTATTGTAGACGGTATTCCTCGTGATGTTCTTGCACTTGTTCTTAAGATAGTTATTAATTCTATTTATGGTAAATTTGGTTTTGAAAACGGTCCTCTATATGACCGTCTTGCAACTCTTCAAGTTACTATAAATGGTCAATTAATGATGCTTATGCTTTGTGAAGAACTTGAAGCTAATGGTATTCGTATTATTTCTGCTAATACTGATGGTATTATGGTTAAGGTTTATGAAGACCAAACAGAAACTTTTAATGCTATTTCTAAAGATTGGCAAAAAAGAACTGGTATGAGTGCTGATAGTGATGTTCTTCATTGTCTTATAGCTCGTGATGTGAATAATTATATTGCTCAATTCCGAGTTAAAGATAAGAAAACTGGCGAACTTAAACTCGAAGATGAACTTAAAGGAACGTTTAATCCTCTCATGTATCTTAATGACCTTCAAAAAGGTTATAGTATGCCTATTGTTAGTAAAGCTGTTTATGATTATTTTATTAATCATATTCCTGTTATGGATACGCTTAAAGCAGCTACTAACATTCTTGATTTTTGTGCTACTCAAAACATCGGGAAACAATTCCATGTTGAAGAAACCAAAGTTGTTGACGGTAAATATACCGTTCATGTTTCTCAACGATATGTTCGTTTTTATGTTTCTAATAGTGGATGTATGATTGAGAAAGTCCATAACATTAGTGGTGCTCGTCAACGTATGGCTGCTGGAGTTCAAGTTAAAGTTTGTAACAGTCTTGATGATGTTGATATTGCTCTTCGTGATATTAATTATAAATATTATTATGATGAAGCATATAAGATTATCAATCCTGTAAAGCTTGGCATATCTCCTAAAGGTAAAGGCAAGACTAAAATTAAGAAAAAAGCTGGAATGTATAATTCTCTCTTTGATGAAGATGACTATGAAGATACCTAATAATTATTATGATATTGCTACTCGTTGGGTTAGTGAATTTAATGCCAATGGAACTTATATTTATACTCTTAACGAGGACATAACTCTTCTTTGTCTTGAAATTTGTCAAAGGAGTATTGCTAAAAATCCTGCTACTAAAATTATTATTGTTGTTGATTGTTATGCTACTCGTTCTGCGGTAGTTAATACTCTTAATAAGAATAATATTCCTACCACTAATTATACTGCTTTAAGTGCCGATTATATTCGGCATGATGTTAACTATCGTTACAATATTGCTATTTATGTAAATCTTAAAACTGTTGCTGGTGTTCGTGCTGTTGCTTCTCGAACAAAGTATGGTTTATTTATTATGAATAACGCTATTGGTAATGATAAATATTCTGCTGCCGATAAAGCTGAAATTTATAAGCTTTTTCCGCCAATGAATAGTGCTAAGATTACAGATATTACATCTGTTATCTCCCCCGTAAAGGAACATCGTATCATGCTTGGTTTTACTAAAGCTGGTGATAAAGAGAAGTATGAGGAATATACTGATTATATTACTGGCTGTATTAATATCTTTGGTAGTTTTGAAACTATGGAGTTTGCTCGTAATGGTAACAAATATACCGGAGAAAGTGCTGAACAAGTTCGTCTTGGTATTGCTGCTTATAATGGTTGGAGTGATAAACTCGACCCAAATAATCCTTTTGATAAAGAAGTTGATTCCTATTTTAATCCTACTTCTCTTGAAGAACGAGCTAATACAGCTTATAATATCATGCGAGAACGAAAGAATCTTCTTACCGATAATTATAGTAAATTTGATGCTATTTTAGATTTGCTTAATAATCAGCTTAAAGGTAAGAAAGTTCTTATTGTTTCTAAGCGTGGAGAATTTGCTGCTGCTATAACTGAATGTCTTCTTGAGAACGGTATTGCTTGTGGTGATTATCACGATGCTGCTGCTCCTAAAGCTATTATTGACGAAAGAACTGGTGATTATGTACGTTATAAATCTGGAAACAATAAAGGTGAAATTCGTCTTTATAAAGCTCAAGCTCTTTCTAATCTTAATGTCGAGCGTTTTAATCTTGACGCCAATTCGTGCGATTTAAGCGACTTTCAGAAGTCCACCTTATTATATGTATTGAGTATGAAAAATCGTTCCTATACTGGGCTGGAATGCAGCGTAGACGCCGTTATTTTCACCACCCCGTTCAACGATACTATTGACGAGTTTCGTTATCGTTATAATGGTATTCATTTTAATACAGATAAGGCTGTATTTTATAAGTTGTATCTTGCTGGCACGATTGAGGAGAAAGAACTAAACAAGGAGAAAAACAGCCCGATGCACGAAATTGTTAAAAATGATAATCAACAAAATTTTTTCGTTGCTGATGATTGTTAGTTTAAAGATAATATCTATCTTTGTCAATGTAATCAAGAACAAAAAGTTAGGTCTTTGAAATAATGGAGAATAAAGAAACGAATGAACGACAAGAAGTAGTTGCAGATGTTGTTCCTACTGCAACTAAAGATGAAAATCTTCCTGTTAATCATGCTCGTGGTTTTAGTTCTATTAATCTTTTTGATGCCAAGCAACAAGCTGCTGCTGAAATGCTTATCACTAAGATTATGAGAAGTGAAAAAGGTGGTGTTAAGTCTGTCAATGACGGTCTTGCTATTCTTATGCGGGCACAAGATTTAGGTCTTCCTTTTAGTACATGTATTGAACATATTCATGTTATTAATGGTAAGACTGGGACTGATATTCATATTATTAAAGCATTATTGTCAAGGGCAGGAGTAACTTGGGAACTTATCAAAGATTATACTCCTCAGTATGAATATACTGATGGCTTTAATGTTTATGCTGAAAATCTTCTTCCAGAGTTTTGTATTAAAGCTACAAATGCTGATGAGGCTACTAAGAAAGCAGAAGCTGATACTGAACATGTATATGTTTATCCCGTTAAATGGTATCAAGATTTTAATGGGAATACTTATCGTGAATATCAGCTTACTGAACATCATCAAGTAGCTGTTAATCAGAAACATGCTAATAATATTATTGCTCAAAAGAAGATACCTATAACTCGTATTCCGGCTAAGCCTATTGACTTTGTTACGGAGTATGACCTTTGCCGTATCGTTAATGGTAAAGAAGTTCACGCTATTGGACATTTTTCTTATTTAGAAGCTCAAGCAGCAGGTATGTTTACGAAAGATACGTATCAAAAATATGCTCGTATTCTTATTGGACATCGGGCTTTTACTTATGCAGCTCGTGATATTGCTTCGGATATTCTTTTCGGAGTTATGGAAACTTCTGAATTGAAGATTGTTAGTGGTCGTGAACTTAACGATGCGGATATTATCGACATTAGTGCTGAAAGTGTCGATTAATTTATTGATTACCTTTTCTTTTATTATATTGTTTAACATTTTAAAATTAAAGAACTTATGAAAACTTTTGCAAATGGTAAATTGAGTTTTGGTCTTGGTGCAGTTAACGTTGCTAAACGTGGTGTTGTTAGTGAACCTGAATTAGTTATTAATCCGACAGTTGGTGCGTTCCGTATCACTCCGCCTGTATCTCGTGCTTTGGGTCTGGCTAACGGTGACTATGTAATGTTTATCTCTACTGTTGCCGAAGTTGACAAGGCTATTGCGGAACGTAATCCGGAACTTGTTGCTTTGTGTGCAGAAAACGGTATTGATATTAACACTCCGGAAGGTGTTGCCGCTATCCATGCTGAATTTGACGAATGGGGTATTGCTAAGGGTGTTCAGTTGTTTGACGCTAAGGGCAACCCTGTAATGTGCAAAGAACGTATGACTATTGCCGACAAACTGCTTTATGTTAAGAATAACTTTGCAGCTATCCTTGAAAGTGCTATTCAGAATGGCGACCCCGATTTTGCCGCTTCTCTGCAAGCCGAGGGAATTACGGAAGAACAACAAATCGAGATGCTGGCTAAGACTATTGATGCCGATGAAGTTGAAAAGTATTCAGGTGCTAAATGTGCCAATTCTTCTAACTTGTCCGGTACTGGCGTAGCTCTGACTTTCTCTGATGCTGCCGTTTGGGCTACACTGAAAGCTGATTTGGGTGAAGCAGCTAAGACTGTTAATCGTACTTTTGAAGTAAATGTAACTGAACTTCGTACTGGTATCTACCATGACGGTTGCAAGAACGTTGAAGTTAAGGTTGCAATGCTTGGTAACTTCAAAGACGAAACTCCTATCCGTGGTCGCAATGTAAACGCTTCTAAGAAAGAAGCTGCTACCGACGAAACTGCTGCTGAATAATTCTCCGTTATTTAGATAACTGATATAAAAGGCGTACATGATACTATTGTTGATTGTACGCCTTTTTATTTGTCTTTATTTTATTAACCATTTAAACGTTTAAATTATGCCAACTACAAAAATGGCTGCTAATGCGCAAGCAGCCGAAGTAGAAAATGTTGCTGCTGGTGCAGCTGTTGAAGACAATCAAATAGGTAAACAACCGACAAGTGAAGCTCCTAAGAAACGCCGTCGTGGTCTTTCCGAAAGTCGTGGTACTGCTCGTCTTAAATTTGACGAACGTGACATTGACCAAGCTACTCATCTTTTCAAAGGTCATCTTGAAACTGTTGAACTTGGTTGGGCTACCGAGAAAGAAGATAGCGGTCGTGCTTCCTTTGCAGGTCTTTCTGTTCCAAGTTTGGTATTTACTTTCGCAAGTAATGCCAAAGATGTAATTGCTCGTAAGTATGTTACTCTTCGTTTCTCTCCTGTTGAAAGTAATGCTCTTACTATTCCTGGCGCTGCTGATGAATGGAAAGTTAATCAAGTATTTGATTATCTGAAACACATTCTGAACGTATTTGTTCTTAAAGGTAAGCCTATGCCGGAAGAAATGGCTGATGCTCTTGAACTTCCTTACGAAGACTTTAACGAGCAAATGGAATATGTTCCTGTTGAACCAGAAGAAGTTCTGGCTGGTTGGAGAGTTCTGTTTGAGAACTTTATTGCTATTATGGAAAATAACGGCAAGCCTGTTTACAAAACTGCCGCTGGTTCTTATATTCCTCTTTGGATGAAGCTGCTTCGCTTTACTAAAGTTAAGAGCGCTTGGCGTCCAGTTTTAAGCGGTGGTAATGCTGGTGATTTCGGTTTCAATGGCTTTGTTGGTGAAGGTGTTATCGAAATCTTCGACCAAACTAAAGCTCCAGTTCTTCATGTTGACCCGACTAAAGAAAGCTTGATTTATCGTGAAACCGCTAAAGCTCCGATTGCTCCTGCGATTCCAGGCGCTCCTGCCGCTGGTGGTGTTTACAATCCGCAAGTACCTGCTGGTGCTCCAGTAGGCGGTTATGGTGCAGCTCCTATGCCTGCTTCTCCTGCCGCCGCTACTAATCCTGCTGATGATTTGCCGTTCTAAGCTGCTATTATTGGCGAAAAATAAGTAGTAAATAAATTTGGCTATAAGGCTGTGAATTGCTATATTGGCGGTTCACAGCCTTTTTATTTTACTACTATTGACAATGACAATATGAGAAGAACTATTAATAATGGTACGCTTACTAAAGATTTTATATTTTCCAAAGTTAGTCAAGTTACAATTTTCTCCGTATATTCAGGTGTAAGTGATTATGTTATCCAGCACTGTATTGATACCGGCAATCTTATTTCCAGTCCTTTTAGAGCTGATGAACATCCGAGTTTTGGTTTTCGTTATAATAATAAAGGTGTTCTTAAAGGTAGAGATTTTGCTGGTTATTTTTGGGGAGATTGTCTTGATGCCGCTGCGTATGTTCTGTCTGGTATTGTCAAACGAAACATAGACATTAATAACAAACCTGATTTTCTTTTCGTTCTCCGTCATATAGTTTATACTTTTCGTGATATTATTTACGGTAAAGAAAAAGATGCCAACGTTGATGCACAAATAGCTGTTTCTCTTCAAGAAATTCGTAACCGTAAATCGGTTATTGAAATTACTCCTCGTCCTTGGAATAAATTGGATAAAGCATATTGGGAACAGTTTGGTATTAGTCTTAATCATCTTAACACTCATTTCGTTTATCCTATTGAGCAATATTATATTAATCGTTATTCTAATCCTGAGCCTAAGTATTATTATGATAAGAAAGACCCTTGTTATGCTTATGTTCTTGGACAAGATAAACATGGTATATATAATGTTAAGCTTTATTTTCCTAAACGAAAGAAAGGTGATGTTAGATTTATTACTAATTGTAATCATATTGAAGGTGTACTTAATCTTGAACGTAATGATTATGATATAGTTGTTATAACTAAATCCACTAAAGATAGACTTGCTATTGAGAACCATTTCTATGTTTCCAACCCTCTACGGGGGGTGGAAGCGGCTGACTTGAAGATTGGTGTTCTTAATCTTCCTCATGAAACTTATCGTCTTAAACAAAAAGAATATGATTTTATTAGAGAAAAGCTTGCCGTTGGCGGTAGTATTATTTCTCTTATGGATAATGATATGACAGGTTATCGTGAAGCTATTTGGCTTCGTGATGCTTATGATATTGTTCCAGTTCTTATTCCTAAAGAATATGACGTTAAAGATTTTAGTGAATTGAAGAAAGAATATTCTAATGAAATAGTTAATCAGCTTATTGTTGATGTTTATAATTATCTAACTAATAATAGTGAAGACAATGGAGAAGACAGTGAACTTACTTGGAATACGGGAGAAAGCGATACTCTGCCGTATTAGGGACATGCACGAAAAGGTCGTGATGATGATTCCGATTACTAAAGAACAAGAAGATACTCTTGAACATACTGAACGACTTAATCTTGGTGAGAAATTTAATAATCTTGAGGTTAGTCGTAAAAGTGTTATTTGCTATGGCGAAGTAGATATTGATAATCCTCAAGATGCTTATGCTATTAAGAAATTTGATTTGCTTGGACATGGAGAAAGTGATAACTTTGTTCATTCTAATTTTGATTATGAGAAAGGTTGTTTTACTACAATTGACGGTTATGCTAAAGGAGCGCCGACTTCTGATGCTATTCTTTGGTATCGTTACAATTATGTTCTTATTGGTAAGCCTAAACGTGTACTGATATTCAAGATAAACAAATCAGACTTATAGTTATGAGTATTAATTTTGAACCCGATATTTATGATACGAATTGGGCGAATTACGAAATACAAACTAAAGGTCATGTTCGTGCTCTTGATGATTTACTTCGTAGTCTTGATTGT